CCAGCGGCCGGCGCAGACTCAGGTTGGCGCGCATACTCTCGGGCAGCAGTTGGAACCCGACGAACCCGAAATGCGGCTCGACCGGAAACCAAAAATTCGGTGTCTGATGGTAATAGCTCCGCGCCACCCGGCGGGCGTTGCGGGCAAACTGCTCCATCTGCCGCCAGTTGGTCAAATGCTCCACCACGGAATTGCTGTGGGCAATATCATACGACTTGTCGGCAATGTCGCTCAGGTCGCAGCAGTCCGCCACGCGCAGCGAATACACAAGAGGGTTCGGGTTTACCGGCAGTTTTTCGTCGTAGAGGTTGACCAGATCGATTTTGACCCGGTGCGCTTCCAGCCACGCATCGCCGAAAATCTGCCAGTATGACGCCTCGCCGCCCATGTCGATGATGCGCACCGGCCCGGGCTGGCGCCGGGAGTAGGTTTCGATCATCGTGCGCAGCTGCGCGGTGCGGCGGCGGCGGATGCGCGATCCCCAGGAGTTCGGATCGCTGTAGTCGGTCAGCCTGCGCAGCACGCTCACCGGTGGTCGTCTCCTATCGCGGGGTAGGGACAGACGATCGGCGATAGCGCGCACAGCACGCGGGAGGACCGCGATCGGCGGCTGATCCAGTCGAGGGCTGCGTCATAGCGATCGAAGGTCTGGATGGCGGGATCGTCCGCCTGCTCGGTTACCGTATCGTTGGTCGTTAAAAAGAGAATTTCCCCATACCCGCTGGCGATGGCGTATTTCACTGGAAACGTTCCTTTTATTGGGCGGGGCGGTTAGATCGTTAACGATGATGATGCATTAGATTACGGTGGTGTCAAGACTTCGTAACGGGCATGTCGCGACGTGGAACGCATGGAAATCTCAGCCATGATCAAATTTCACCGGTATGGCGAGGAGGGCGCGGTCAGGTTCGTCCGCGGCGGTATCGCGTGCCGGGCGTTCAAGGCAGCGAACCCGGCGCTGCGGTGGTGTTTGCTCGAGGGCCATCAAAGTCGGGTCGGGTTTGCCTCGCGCCGGGCTGCGGTCGAGGCCTCGGCGCACCCGGGTCAGTGGTTTCGCAATTTGTACCACTAGGCGTGGCGGCGTCCTGCAGGCTAGGGTCCGGTCCATGCCCGAGATGGATCCGACTGAGCTGCGTGAAATTCTCGACCTGCTGGGCTGGTCGCAGCAGATGCTGGCTGAGTTTGCCGGGCGGGATACGGCGCGCACCCGCAAGCAGGCGCGCGGCAGGCATCCGGTCGACGCGCCGCTGGCTGAGTGGCTGCGGGCGATCGCCACGTTGATCCGCAATCCGCCGGCCAAACCGGCGCGCTATTTGTCGATCGAAGCAGAGGTCGAGGACTAAATTGCGCTCTGGCGGGCGCGCGCGAGGATCTGTCATGACCGCTTTCACCTGTCCGTTCTGCAACTCTGCCAGCTACAATCTCAATGACGTCGGCAAGAGGTACTGCGGCCGGTGTCATGTGTTCGTCGGCGACGTGCTGCAGACCTCGCCGGCGGTTCGCGCGGCCATGGTGCGGGAGAATGTCCGCGTGGCAGAAGTGAAGCCGGAGCACACCGCGGCGGCGTTGCGCGCGGCTGAAGCGTGGGGGCAGGGGTGACAATGGCCGTGGCCACGAGACGGCTATCTGATCTGGTGTGGGCGGTGTTCTGGGTGATCATCGCCGCGATGGTGCCGCTCCTGCTGTTCGCGATCACGGCGCCGCCCATGCTGCGCTTCCTGTGGCTCTGAGTGGAAGACGCCAACAATGTACGATGAAAAATGCCTGGAGCTTGCCGAGCATTTCTTGCCGGAGGTGGCGTCGCGTCGGCTCAAAGCCGAGTTGGCGCAGGAAATCCAGAACGCGATTGAAGATTGGATGACAGCCGAAGCGGCTCGCCTCGCTGCGGCGTTGGGCCGGCCGGTTTAGCGCGGCGGATCTGAGCGTGACCAAAAAGCCGGCAGTGAGTCGGGCCAAGGCGCCGGCGCCAGTCGTCGCGCCTGCCGATCCGGGGTTCCCGGCGTACGTCGTGGCGCGGGTCGACAGTCTGGTCGCGTACGACAAAAACCCGCGCACGCATTCGCCGGCGCAGATCGACAAGCTGGCGGCGTCGATCCGGGAGTTCGGGTTTACCAATCCCATCCTGACCGATGGCAAAAACGGGGTCGTGGCGGGGCACGGCAGAGTCCTGGCGGCTCAGAAGCTGGCCATGGAGACGGTTCCTACGCTGGAGTTGTCGCACCTCTCTGCGGCGCAGCGGCGGGCGTACGTCATTGCCGACAACAAGCTGGCGCTCGATGCCGGGTGGGACGAGGATCTGCTCCGGCTGGAGTTGGGCGCGTTGCGCGAGGACGGGTTTGATCTGTCGCTGATCGGATTTGATGCCGGCGAATTGGCGGGGCTGTTTGGCGACAAGGTGGGGCTCACCGATCCCGACGATGTGCCGCCGGTGCCGGAGGTTCCGGTGTCGCAGCCTGGCGACGTCTGGCTGCTGGGCGGCAAGGTGACGTGTCCGCACTGCCAGCTGGTGCAGAGCGTCAAGCGGGCATGAGGTGCGCGTGTGCTGGGTGCGGCGCGGTGTTCGATGCCGAGCCGGTCGGGGCCCATCGCGTGATGTGCGGCGACAGCACCAAGCCGGCGGATGTCGGCGTGCTGATGGCGGGCGTCGCTGCGGATCTCTGCTTTACCTCGCCACCGTACGGCCAGCAGCGGGATTACACGGCGTCGATCGCTTCGTGGGATGCGTTGATGCAGGGTGTGTTCGCGCTTCTGCCGATGCGTCCTGGCGGCCAGGTGCTGGTCAATCTCGGGATGATCCATCGCGACGGCGAGTGGATGCCGTACTGGGGCGGGTGGATTGATTGGATGCGGTCGCAGGGCTGGCGGCGCTTCGGCTGGTATGTGTGGGACCAGGGCGCAGGTCTGCCTGGTGACTGGAACGGGCGCCTCGCGCCTGCGCACGAGTTCATCTTCCATTTCAACAGGGTCGCCGAGCGGGCGCGCAAGACAAAGGCAAAACTTGCGGCGTCAATTCAGTTCAATGACCACGGCAATGGAATGCGGCGGCGTGACGGAACAATGAGCGGCATAAGCAGCCCGGGGAAGTCTCTGCAAACCCACAAGATTCCCGATAGCGTCGTGCGCGTTCTCCGGCGGCTCGATGAATTCATGATGGCGCTGTTGAGCCTGTCCGACGACGAGGTCAGTCATTGGCCCGATAGCGTCGTGCGGATCATGCGGCACAAGGCGCGCGGGATGGAGGTCAAGCATCCGGCGGTGTTCCCGGTCGCGCTGCCGGCAGAGATGCTGCGGGCGTATAGCGACGTCGGCGGCGTGCTTTATGAGCCGTTCTGTGGCGCGGGCTCGACCGTCATCGCGGCGGAAATGAACGGGCGGAGTTGCTTCGGCATGGAGATCGCGGCGATCTACGTCGACGTGGCAGTGCAGCGTTGGCAGATGTTCACCGGGCAGGTCGCGGTGCGCGAGGCAGACGGTGTGGCGTTCGGCCAGGCGGTTGCTGCGCAGGTCGCGGCGGAATGACCGGCGAGGTCGGCTGTACGTGCGTCGGCTGCGGCAAGGCGTTCGCGGCGCGTCCGGTCGGCGGTCACCGGCTGGTCTGCGGCGACAGCACGACCGAGGCATCGGTCGCAGCAGCGCTGGGCGGTGCCAAACCGCATCTGATGGTGACCGATCCACCGTATGGTGGTGAGTATGATGCCAACTGGCGTAACGAGCGAATTAGGCAGGATGGCACGCCCATCGGTGGCCGTGCCACCGGCAAGTTCGAGAATGACGACCAGGCAGACTGGCGCCGCACCTGGGCGCTGTTCCCTGGCACCGTGGCCTATGTCTGGCATGCTGCGTTGTACGGAGTGGACGTCGCTTCGAGCATCTTGAGTTGTGGATTCAAGCTGCGGGCGCAGATCGTCTGGGTCAAAACGCGTCCGGTGATTTCGCGCGGCGACTACCATTGGCAGCACGAGCCGGTGTTCCTCGCGGTCAAGGAGGGCGAGGACGACCATTGGCAGTTCGTCGCCGAGCATGAGGTGGCGGACTATGCCGTGCGGGTCGGCGCGACCGGCCAATGGACCGGCAGCCGCAAGCAGTCGACGGTCTGGATGATCGAGCACATCAAATCCGACACCGGCCATTCGACGCAGAAGCCGGTCGAGTGCATGCGCCGCCCGATCGTCAACAACTCCGCGGTCGGCCAGGCGGTGTATGAGCCATTCTGCGGCTCGGGCACGACGATCATTGCGGGTGAAATGACCGGGCGGTTCGTGCTGGCGATTGAACTGTCGCCGGCCTACGTCGACGTCGGTGTGCTGCGCTGGCAGGCGTTCGTCGGCGCCGAGGCGGTGCTGGAGGCGTCGGGGCGGTCGTTCGCCGAGGCGGCGGCGGCGCGGTCGGCGAAGGCAGCGGCGTGACCGTCATCGCGCCAACTCAGCAGGCACCTCGCCGGGCTTCATCCACACAACGCGCTTGCCCGCTGCAACGAAGGCTTCAAGTTCAACCTTCATGCCATAGGATTCCTCCCAGGATTCGGCCTTGACCATAATGATGCCAGACGCAGCATCCATCATTGGTCGATCGCACGGGAGCCAGATTGTGTGATCGAGCGGGTCCATTCCAGCAATCATCGCGACTGGATGCGTGTGTGCGATCGGGCAAAAGACGGGAACGCCTGCATTGACCAACAACGCAGTCTGTTCGCAGGCCATATCGAAGGCGGCTTGCAGGCCGCCGGGATATTTCGAGTAAGGCGTCGCCAAATAGAAGAATGTCATTTGAGCATCCGTGCGTTGGAGTTAGAGCGTTCGGCGAGCAGCCTGATAACCACCCACATTTCGCCCGGCACCGCGACCACGCCGCGGCACCAATTGGACACCGAGCGGAGGATGGTCGGCGGGCTGCGCGGGTCGCCCAACTCGTGCATGAGGTGGGCCAGGCTGGATTGCGACAGCGCGAGCCGGTCAAGCTCGGCGCGGAATGCGGCGCTCATGGCGCCCATCCCTTCCAGCGGGCAATGGTCGAGGCGACAGTGATCACGCCGCCGATCAGGCCGACGATCGCAAGCCAAGGGGCGAGCAGCCGGTCTGGCCCTAGCTTCGCTGCCTCGGCCGTCAGTTTGTGCTGTTCGGCGGTGAATTTCAGCGTTTCCTCACGCGCCCGGTCGATTCTGGCGATCTGCTCCCGGATGTCGAGGCGATCGCGGTAGTCCGCTGGGATGTCGCTCATGGCGCGGCCTCGGCTTCCAGGCGCTCGATCCGGCGGTTCATTTGGTAGATCTGTTCCTGCGTGTCGGCGTCGGCCTCGGCGCGGTCGATGTCGCTGCGCTGCAACGCGAGGATCGCGCGCTCGATGCGGTCGAGTTTGCGTCGCATCTGTCGCACGTCGCTCCGCAGCAGGCCTTGTGCGTCAAGCTGGCGCTGCATCATCTGTCCAAGCAATTCGAGGCTGACTGGTTCGGGCATGCTTGCGATCCCCTTGTCGGTAGGGGCAGACATAGGAAGTAATTTCGTAGCAGTCCAGCGAAGTCCTGTTGGCGGTCGTCTGGGATCAATCCGACGTCGGCCGGTGGGGTTGGTGGTTCCCTCGTCCGTCCGTAGGGGCGGAACGCGGGCAGGCCGCGGTTTCGCTTCGCGGCCTGCCTCATCGTCGTGCTCTCACGCGTTCCCGGTCAGAAGAACATGATCAGCAGCTGCTCGGCACCCCAGACGCTGGGCTCGCCGCAGGCCTCGCACTCGTAGCGTTCCGCGTCGGGCTCGACGCCGTCAGCCTCCGCTCCGCAAGCCACGCAGAGGCCTGGGTTGTCGAGGCTGTGGTTGTGGCGCTCGACCGCTTCGATGATCCGCTCCTGGGTCACCGAGGCGTGGATCTTCACGCCGTCGATCCTCATGCTTGCCATGGCTCAGGCCCTCCCGGTCGGCTGGGGGTGGACGATCCACTGCCATTCGCGACCGTTCAGTCGGGTCTCAAAGTCGCGGTTGGCGACGCCGCGGGCGACGAACCGGGCGGCGTACTGTTGGGGCGTGGTGCCGGTGTAGCCGAGTTCGCTGCGGATGAAATCGGCAATCTCGGCGGTCGGGTGCCACTCGCCGGCGCTGTAGCCGAATGCCCAGTCTCGGGTGGCTTCGATGACTGTGGTGGGGAGGTGGGCCATGGCTCAGACCCTCCCGGTCAGGAAGTAGCGGGTGGTGCCGTCGACGCGGCGGATCTCGTGCGGGGTGCCGGTCTTCTTGGTGATCAGCTTCATCTGATGGCTCCAGCTGGAGTACTTCCAGCCGGTGGTCTCGAACAACTCGGCCGATGTGGCGCCCTCGGGGCGGCGGCAGGCGGCGATGATCAGGTCGCGGGCGTTCCTGCCTGCTGTCATGGTCGGCATCCCGCGGGTGGTGGCGATCGCCCGAGGTTCGCGAGCCTTCGCCGGCTTCGGTGCGGTTTTGGTCGCGTCGGCGTGGCCGGCGGCGTATCCCGCGTTGTAGGCGGCATCAAGCGCGGCCTGGCGCGCGGCGGCATCGGCGGTCGCGGAGGGGATCACCGCGGCGATCGCGTCGGCCGGGTCGACCTCGATCTTGGCCAGCAGTGCGGCCAGCCGGCGCGCACCCTTCTGGCGGTTCTCAAACTTCTTCACCGGGATGTCGCTGTGGTGGTTGTAGATCGCGGCCAGCTGGGTCGGGGTCAGGCTCTCGAGTGCGATGGTCATCGGGATAACTCCTCGTTGCAGCAGGTGTTTCCTGCGAAAGCACACATGCCGCGCATCTGTGCCGTTTGCAACTACATTATCGTGCCACAACGAAATTCCCATTCACCATCGGATCATCGGAGACATCATGGCAAGAGCACCTTCCCCCGCTGCACTGTCCGTTGCGCCACCCGGTGCTGCTGCTGGCGGCATGCTGGGCGGCGATCCATCGGCCGGCGGTGATCCGTCGGCTGGCGGCGATCCGTCGGCTGGCGGCGATCCTGGCGGTGACACCGACAGCGGCGGCGGCGATGATGTCGTCGTCACCATCTGCAAGGGCGGCGACGGCTCGTACACCGTCTACGCGGGGGATGAGCCTGACTCCGGTGATGACAGTGACATGTCCGACGACGATGCCGACGCCATGGGTGCTGGCGGCCCTCCTGGTGGTGCTGCCGGCGCTGGTGGTCCTCCTGGTGGGGCTGGTGGTCCTCCTAGTGGGCTTGGGGGCGCTGGCGGCGGTATGCCTCCCGCTCCGCAGGGGATTCCGGCTGATTCGATCGGGGCTGCGTTGAAGGCCGCGCTCGACATCCTGCAGGCGGACAAGTCGTCCGAGGGCGCGCCGGGCAATGCCGACGACCAGCTCGCCGCCGGGTTCTCGGCGAGCCAGTCGCCGACGCCGGCGACCGGCCCGTCGCAGAAGTATTGATGCCATGAGCGAACCAACCGGCGGACTGGCCGAATACCAGTCGATCAAGATCGTCAAGGCGGGCGAGATCACGGATGTGGTCCCGGCCGGTTGTTACGTCAAAGATGCCAATGGCGACGGTGTTCTGCGGATCTTCCCGGATGGCATGACGGCGCGGTATCAGCCTGTCGTGGGTGATTTCTGGGTGGTCTATGACGACGGCTATCAGTCGATCAGCCCCAAAGCTGCTTTCGATGCCGGGTACGTCCTGGTCGTCGCGCCTCCATGACGCCGCCGCCGCCGCGGATCGGCAAGTACGCCGGCGGCGTGGCGCCCATGCGTCCGGCGCGTAAGCCGGTGCGCAAGGGTCGCAAGCAGCAGGCGAAACCCAAGCCGGCCGCGCAGCCGTTCGCGCCGGGCCTGATCAACCGCTAGACGAGAGCCTCCCGATGCCGAAACGCAAACGCCAACCCGGCGAACCGCGGCGCAAGCCTGGCCTGCCGGAGCACGTCCCGACCAAGACCGGCCGCGACATGGTCTCTGTCATGGTCGCCGGCGGCATCGGTCAGGAAGACGTGGCGCGGTCCCTCAGCATCAGCGAGAACACGCTTCGAAAGCACTATCGTGCGGAACTGGATAGCGGCGCGACGTCGCTCAACACCATGGTCATCATCGAGCACGTCAAGCGGATCAAGGCCGGTGACTTTCAGGCCATTAAGTGGTGGCAGCAGGCGCGCATGGGGTGGAGCGAGCGCATCGTCGTCGATGACGGCAAGCCGGCCGACACGCCGATGCGGGTGGTGGTGGAGTTCGTCGGCGAGGCGGGGGCACCGCGGGCCGAGCAGGCTGTGCGAACCGGCCCGCGCATGGCCGACGACGTGCGGAAAAACGTGCAACTAGTGGGATAGGAAAAGCCATGAGCACCATGACCAATCTGGAATGTACGCTAAATGTCCTCGCCATGCATCGTGAGGCGCGGGGCTGGTCTGACGAGGCGGTCGCGACCGATCTGCTGACGCAGCTGTCGCTGGATCCGGCGGGCACCGCCAAGAACGCGACGACGCCGGCGCCCGATCCCGCGGTGGTCACCGAGGCTGATGTCGCGGTGGCGGAAACGGCGGCGGGCGTGGCGACGGACAAGGCCGAGGCGGCGCGCGGGGCGCTGCACGCGCAGACCGCTGCCACGGCTCAGACGCATGCTGATGAGGCTGCCGCGCAGGCGAAGGCCGCGCACGCTGCGGCCGCTCCGGCCGCGCATCCGGTCGCCGCTCCGGCATCGCACGCTGCTGCTCCGGCATCTGGGCCAAAGGTTCCGGCGCCGTCGGCGTCGCAGTTAGCGCACATCCCAGCCGCATCTACGCCAACCGCAGCGCCAAAGTCCCCGACGTCACCGGCCGGGCCTGCGCGGCGCGGATGACGGCGCTCGATCTGGTCACCGGCATCCTCTACCGGGCGCGTGTGGCTGGCGGCTGGATCGACGATGACGTCGCGAGTCAGGTGCTGGAGGCGCTCGGCATCGACGAGGATTCCGAGCCGGGCGATCCGGCGCCGACCTCGCCAAACCTGGGGCATGGATGAGCGCATCGCTCAAACGCCGGGCGGCGGCCAAACCGGCGGAGAAGCTCGTCCGGCTGCAGTTGCCGCGCAAGCTCGCGTTCCTGCTCGAGCAGCACGCGTACAAGGTGGCGTTTGGCGGTCGTAACAGCCTCAAATCGTGGTCGTTCGCTCGCGCGCTGCTGACGCTTGCCGTGCATCAGCCGTTGCGTATCCTCTGCGCGCGTGAGGTGCAGAAGTCGCTGGCGCAGTCGGTGCATCAGCTGTTGGTCGATCAGATCAAGGCGCTCGATCTCGGCGAGTATTACCGCGTCACCGAGAACGCCATCCGCGGCACGGTGCAGGACTCGCTGTTCGGGTTCACTGGCCTGTCGGATCAGACCGTGGATTCGATCAAGTCTTACGAGGGCTTCGACATCGTTTGGGTTGAAGAGGCGCATAGCGTGCGCAAGCGGTCATGGCAGATCCTGTTGCCGACGCTGTTCCGCACTAAGGGCAGCGAGTGTTGGGTGAGCTTCAACCCCGACATGGACAGCGACGAAGCATGGGAGCGGTTCGTCGTCAACGTGCCCGAGGGCGCTGTCGTCGTCGAGATGAATTGGCGCGATGCGGTGTCGTGCGGCTGGTGGTCGCCCGAGCAGGAGCGGTTGCGGCAATACGACCTGGTCCACTCGAAGGACGAATACCCGAACATCTGGGACGGCCAGCCGCGCGTTGTCGTCGCTGGGGCGATCTATGCGACCGAGGTGATCGAGATGGTCACCGAAGGTCGGGCGCGGCCGATCCCGTACGATCCGCGGCTGCCGGTGCATCGGATCTGGGATCTGGGTTGGAACGACCTGATGACCGCGATCATGGTGCAAAAACCGCATCCGAGCGCGCTGAACGTCATCAACTACATCGAGGACAACCGGCTGACCTACGCGCAGATGCTCGCGGCGATGGACCCGCTGGGCTACAAATGGGGCACCGACTGGCTGCCGCACGACGCCGTGCAGCACCATCCGACCAGCGGCACCAACGCGCGGAAGGTGCTCGAGGGGTTGGGTTGCAAGGTGCAGCTGATCCCGCGCTCTGATCCCGAGGCGAGGATCAGGGCCGCGCGGATGATGTTTCCGCGGGTCTACATCGACACGCGCAAGCATGAAACGCCGCCCGAGCGGCCGGATCGGTTGCTGGGTGCGGGTAATCTCTTGGATCGGTTGCGGCGCTATAAGCGGGTGGTGCCGGCGACGACGCTCGAGCCATCCGGCCCGGCGCACGACATCAACAGCCATGGAGCCGACGCATATGGTGGGCTCGCCGAGATTGTTGATCGCATCCGGAACGACGGTGATATGCCGCAGGTTAGGGTGCCGGCGTTCCAGAACGCCGATCCAACGATGGGCTTGCTGGGGTGATGGTTGAGGTGCGGCGCCCGGGCCCGGTGATGGGCTCGAGCGCGTTCCTGTGCTGCGAGCGCTGCAATGGGCTGGGGTTCCTGCGGGCAGGCGCGTTCGCGTCTGGGGCAGGCGTATCTGCATCCGATCCCCGAGCCACCCGTCGAAGCCGGCGACTAGCGCCAGCCTATAGGCAATAGCAGATCCCGGTGCCGTCTCACGAGGTCTTCGTTAATCTGGCGCTTATTGTCCATGTGTCGGTTGTAGGCGCGGGCGAGTAGCCAGACGCCGGCAAGGGCGATGATGATAAGGTGCATCGGGATAACTCCTCGATTGGCAGGTTAGTTTGGCTCGTTCTTGTTGAACGCGGCGGCCCATTCACGCCCCCATCTGCCGTGGATCCTTTCCCACGCCTCCTTGCGGGCCTGTTCATCGGAAATCGGCGGCGTTTTGTCTCTGGCGTGGCGCTGACAGAACTGCCGGTAAGTCTCGCCCTCGCATTGGCAGCCTAGGTGGTTGACCAGCCAATAGCCGATGTAAGCGCAGATGGCAGCAATGATAATGATGTGCATCGAGATAACTCCTCGAATGGGGTGGATCAGTACGATGTGCAGGTCGTGGAGTTCCGCCAGGTATTGCACGTTGTCGTAACCGGCGGCGTGTAGGCTGGCTGCGAGGCGGCCACCGCGGCGGCGGCACCGATCGCGACCGCGCCGACCAGCAGGACGCCGTCGCCCACCTGTTTCCAATCAACCGAGCCATCGGTTGTGCAGGCGCTCAGGAGGCAGACTGTGGCGATCATGAAGGGTTTGAGCATCGGGATAACTCCTCGAATCGTGGGGTGGGTTGGTTAGGACTTGTCTTCCAGCTTGGTGGTGCGGGCTTCTAGATCGAGCCACCGCCGGGTGTAGATCGCCGCGTCGTTGAGCAGAAAGCCTTTGGTGTTGGACGCGTCTTCCATCGTGGCCAGTCGATTCAGGATGCGTTCCTCGCTGTTGTTGAGGCGCGCCATCAAGCGGGCCTCCATCGCTTCAAGATATCCGCGTAATTCCTCGTCCATGGGATAACTCCTCGTTTGGCAGGGGACCAAATCCCTTTGTGCCGATGAGCAAACCATTATGCGCAATTTGCCAGCAAATCCAGCGCTATCGGAGGCGGAATGGCGTCGCTCATCAACGCCGCGCCATCGCTGTTCGAGCCTGGTAGTGGAGACGAGCCGGCCCGTGCGTCGCTGTTGAACGGCGTGGCGTCGTTCGCGCCGGCGCCCAGCCTGGCGGATGCGTGGGACGCGAACAGCAAGGCGTACGGCGATTTCGTGGCGCGTGAGCGGGCGTCTGGCGTGGCGGCCGGGACGCTCGATGCGGAGACCGGCTGGCCGACGCAGGCGGGGCTCGAGGATTCGGCGCGGCAGGTGGCGCAGTCGGTGCTGATGGGCAGCGTTGCGCCGGTAGACTCAGGGTTTTCATCGTGGTTCGGGAAAAGCGTGATCAAGGATGCGGCAGGCCAACCGCTCCGGGTGTTTCACGGCACGGCCGACCCGGCGTTGGCATTCAGCGAAGGACGGCCAGCTTTCTTCACGCCGAACGCTGATCACGCGAGTTTCTACGCGGAAAGCGGAAGGCCGACTTACGCGGATACTGAGCCGCAGCCGAACGTGATTCCCGCATATCTGAAGATCGAAAATCCGAAGATTGTTGATGGGGCTTCAACGTCGGACTTGTCGGACGCGCTCAAGCAGGCAATGGCCGGCGGCCATGATGGCGCGATCATCAAGAATAAGGGGGTGCCCGACAATTACGTGACATTTCACCCGTCAAGCATCAGCACCGAGGCTACGGCGGCGCCATCGGGGGCTGAGGGGCCTAGCTTCATCAACTATCACGGCTCGGGCGCGGACTTTAACGCGTTCAGTAACGACTACATTGGGACCGGCGAGGGCGCGCAGGCGTTCGGCATGGGCCATTACACGGCGGACAGAGAGGACGTCGGGCGGGGCTATCGGAATGCGCTGGCGGGGAAGACGACATTCGCGCCCGAGCCCGGGGCGCCGGGGCTGGATGCGCAAGCGTTCGGCGAGCACTTGCGGGACCTTACGCATGAAACGCACGACCTGACCGCTGGTCAGTTGGGCAGCGTGGATATGGTCTCCGGGCTGGTCGCGCGGGATATGGCGCAGGGTCAGTCGGTTCCTGAAATCCGCGCATGGGTCAAGTCCACGATCAGAGATCGGAACACGGCAGCGGCTTACAACGCGGTGCTCGACAATGCGCAAAACGTGCATGTCAATCCCGGCTGGACGCGGGTCGGCGACGAGCGGTACGACGCGGACAATCCTGTGCATCGGGTGGCGTTCTATCTCGATCGGGCGGGCGGCGACCGGGCTGCGGCGCTGAAGTCCGTTGAAGAGGAAACCCAGGGGCTGGTCGACAAGATCCAGGCGACCGAGAGCGAATTCGGCACGCCGCTCTCGAGCAACAACTATCGGCGTGCGGCGATCGATCGGCTGGCTGAGATGCAGGATCACATCGAAAGCGGCGATCCGATCCCGAAATACCAGGCTCCTGGCCACATGTATGAGGTCCGCGTCAACGCCGACCCGGCGCACTTCCTGGATTGGGACAAGCCGCTGTCGGAACAGACGCCGCACGTGCAGGCCGCGCTGTCTGACCTTGGTGTGACCATGCCTGGCGACGTGTACCAGGTAAGGCCGAACGGGGACAAGTTTTCGGTCTGGCGCAGGTCGGGCGACGGGCCAAATGATTACGCGCAACTGCCGAATGGCCGTTCATTCGCAACACAGGCAGATGCACAGAAAGCGGTTGACGCAACCGCGCAAATGCAGGGCCTAAACCCGACCGGCCGCGAGATTTACACGCGAGGGCTGCCCCTTATGGGAAGCGATGCCGCGATGAACGCGGGTCACCTGAACAAGAACGGCATTCCCGGCATTCGCTACCTCGACGGCGGCTCGAGGTCTGACGGCAGCGGCACGTCGAACCACGTCATCTTCGATCCGGCGACCATAACGATCCTGCGGAAATACGGCATCGCCGGTCTTATGGCGGGCGGCACGGCGGCGGCAACCCAAGGCCAAACGACCCAATGAGCGACAGCCTCTCCGACCTGCCGGACTCAGTCCGGGACATCCTCGCGCCGCACATGGATGCGCCGGCGTCGGTGCTGGCGGCGATCGGCGTCGAGATCGCGGCCAAGCGTGAGGAGGCCAAGGGGGCGCGCGGTCAGTCCGGCATTGAGTCGACATGGACCGAGTGCGAGGAGGCCTATCTCGGCATCGACGACGCCAACCGGCATGAATTCGTCAATGCACGTTGGGCCAAGCCCACATCGATGACGGGTCCGGTCACGACCGGGCGCAAGTCGAAAAATACCGATCACCGCTCGACCGTGTTCCTGCGGCTGACCTCGCGGTACGTCGACGCCGGCGTCGCCAAGTTGGGCGAGATCCTTTTGCCCGCAGATGACAAGGCGTTCAGCTTCAGCGAAATGCCGGTGCCGGAATTGCTGGCGGCGAAGGAGGACGACAGCCAGGTCGTGCATAGCGGGTTGGGCATGCCGCTGACCCGTCCGGTGCAGCCTGGCGAGGCGCCACCGGCTGCGGCTGCTCCGCCGCCTGCGCCACCACCGCCACCGCCACCGCCTGCAGCGCCGCCGCCCGGGGCGGCTCCTGCGCCGCCTGGCGGCCCGCCCGCCCCACCTGGTCCAGCCGGGGCGCAAGCGGCTCCTGCGCCGCCACGGGTGCCGCTGACGGTCAAGGACTTTGCCGTCGAGGCGATCGAGAAGGCGCGCAAAAAGGCCGAGGCGGCGGAAACACGGATCTACGACTGGATGGTGGAGACGCAATACCGCGCCGAGATTCGCAAGGTCATCGCCGACGCGGCGCGGATCGGCGTCGGCGTGCTCAAGGCGCCCACACCGAAGTCAAAGCGAGTGATGGCTGTCGTCGAGAAAAAGGCCGGCGGTGTCGAACTGCTCATTCGGGAAAAAATCATCCCGGCGGCGATCTGGGTCGATCCGTGGAACATCTTTCCGGATCCGGCGTGCGGCGAGAACATCCACGACGGCGACTTTATCTTTGAGCGCGACCATATGTCGGCGCGGCAGGTGCGCGGGCTGAAGAGGCTGCCCGGCTACATCAAGGATCAGCTCGACAAGGTGCTCGAGGAGGGCCCCAATAAGGTCAATTCAGAGGGCGATCGGCGCGTCGGCGCGGAGCAAAAGGGCCGCTTCGAGGTCTGGTATTTCTACGGCTCGTTGACCCGCGACGAAATGGCCGCGATCGACCAGGCGGCGGGCAAGCCGCCGGAGCAGGCCGACGACGACAGCAGCGAGAGCCATGTCATCGTCACGTTGATCAATGATTCGGTTGTGCGGGCGGCGATCAATCCGCTCGACAGCGGCTCGTTTCCGTATCACTCGATGCCATGGCAGCGGCGGGCGTCGCACTGGGCTGGCGTCGGTGTCGCCGAGCAGATGCGGACGCCGCAGAAGGTCACTAACGCATCGCTGCGGGCGCTGCTGAACAACGCAGGCAAGAGCGCGGGATCGCAGTTCGTCATCGATGAGGCGGCGATCCGTCCGGCGGACGAAAACTGGACGATCACGCCGGACAAGATTTGGTACAAAACCAACGAGGGCGCGGCCGATGTCCGCCAGTCGTTCATGGCGGTCGCGATCCCGAATGTGACGAATGAGTTGATGCAGATCATCACGCTGGGCGAGCGGTTCGCCGAGGAAACCACCTCGATCCCGCTGATCACGCAGGGCCAGTCGGGGGCGACCACGCCGGACACGTTCGGCGCGGCGCAGCTGCAGAACAACAACGCGAACCAGTTGCTGCGCTCGATCGGCTATGCGTTCGACGACTACATCACCGAGCCGGTGATCCGGCAGTATTACGAATGGCTGCTGCTCGATCCGGGCGTGCCGAACGAGGAAAAGGGCGAATTCCAGATCGATGCGCACGGCTCCATCGCGCTGGTCGAGCGCGCCATCCAGGACCAGAGCATTGCGCAGATGGGCAACATGGCGGCCAATCCGATCTATGGGATAGACCCGAAACGCTGGGCGCGGTTGTTCCTGAAATCGAAGCGGCTTAACCCAGACGATGTGATGTACTCCGAGGAAGAACAGGCCAAGATCGACGCCAACCCGCCGCCGGAACAGCCGGCCGTGACGGTCGCCAAGATCGCCGCCGATGCGCAGATCAAGCTCGGGGTGATGAAGCAAACGGCGGACCAACAGACGACGCAGGCGGAGGGGCAGATCGCTGCCGCGGCGCATGTACTCGAGGGCGGCAAGGTGCAGGTCGAGCAGACCCGCGTGCATGGCGAACTGACCATCAAGGCGCACGCGCTTGAAATGGAGCATCAGCGGGCGATGATGGACTACGCAAATCGTCGGGGGATCTCGCTCGACCAGGCCAAGGCAGAATTGGCGAAGACGGCGATGACCCTGCAGGCGCAGCGCGAACTGAATGCGGCCGATCGCGAAGTCGATTTGCACAAGCACCACAATCCGGTGCCGAAGCCGGCGCTGGCGCAGCCGCCGCGTGGTGCGAGGCCGCCGATCCAGGTGCCGGGGCGGTCTGGGAATGGGCGCGCGTTTGAGCAAGGTCCGGCGCAATGATCGACTTCCAACTCACCGAGCACGAGAAGACGCAGGGTCTCTGGCGCCGGCTGGTGGGGCATCTCGCGGATCGGCTCGCCGACCTGCGCGTCCGCAATGACGCGGCCATGAGCGAGTATGAAACCGCGTCGATACGCGGCGAAATTAAGGCATTGAAGCGTCTCATCGCGCTCGATGCGGACCGGCCAATCATGACCGGCGATGATGACGGCGCACCGTAAGGCGCGGCGGTAACGGAGCAACACCCAACAATGGCTGACGAAAAACCCGACACAGCAGCGGCCGATGACGCGCAGGCGCAAGCCGATTTTGGCTCTGGCTTCACCGGCGTCGAAGGCAAAACCGCAGCACAACCGACCGGCAAGCCGGACAAGCCCGAACCCGCGGCAACCCCACGGGCAGAGGCGACACCGGCGCCGGAATACGTCCAGATCACGGCCAAGGACTGGGCCGACGTGCGCGCCGCAGCCGCCAAGACGGCGTCGTACGATCAGCAGCTGTCCAAGGCGTTCGGGACCATCGGGAACCTCCAGAAGCTGGTCAACGGCTTCCAGGCGCAGACGCCTGCGGGTCGGAAGATCGAGATCCCGAAAGACGCGTTCGCCGCGATGGAGCGCGACTTTCCGGAACTTGCGCAACAAACCAGGGCGGCACTCGAGGCTGCGCTCTCCGGCCTTCCCGGCACCGGCGCCAATGACGTCGATCCCGGAAAAATCGAAACGATGCTGGCGTCCTACACCAGCCGTCGTGAGATTGAAGCGCTCGAGGACGCATATCCTGAATGGAGAAAGATCGTCGGCGCGGTCGACGTGACACGCGAGCAGCCTGATCCGAACAATCCCTTTCGGAAATGGCTCTCCACCAAAGACGTCGCCTATCAAAACCGGGTCAACGGCAGCGAGTCTGCCGCCGTCATCGGTCGGGCGATCAGGACGTTTCAGAACGAGACCAAAGCAGTGCCGAAGCTAAACGGGACGACGCCACGCGATATCGCGCGAGCCGACCGCATCCGCAGTGCTGTGCAACCTCGGGGCGACAATGCCGGCGCAGCCGCCGGCGGGAAAAGTGACGATGACATGTTCGAGGAGGGGTTTCGGTCACGCTGATGAAACCGCTTTTCTGGCTCGTTCGGCATCCCATCGGCACAGTGCGGCGGCGCGCCTGCTGACCCGGTCTATACACAGATCAACATAAACTAGCAACGACCATGGCGCTTCGGCGTGTGGCCTACGACCGGCGCCCTGTGACGGCGGTTTCTCACCTAAGTAAATGAACGAAACCATCTAGTCACAGGACAACCAATACTATGACGATGCAGAACTTCACTTTGACACCCGGTCGGATAAACAAGTATAAGGGCGAGATACTTGCTCATGCTGTCCCTCTAGAGGTTTTGGGAAAGACGGGGAGGCAAATACCGATGCCTCGTAACAGCAGCGACACATATGTAGCTCGCCGCTGGCTGCCGTATGGCGCGACCGCGACCTCGGCGTCCTCGCAAAACCAGTTCTTCCAGAACGCAACCGGCGACCGCGGCAACATCATCACCCAGGCGCACCAGATCCAGGAGGGCGTGACGCCGGCGCCCGACAGCATCGTGCCGCTGGATATCACCGTCGTCGTGCAGCAGTTCGGCTGCCTCTACGGGTTTACCGACAAGACCTATGATCTGTATGAGGACGACATCCCGAAGGCGATGATCGAGCAGATCGGCGAGCGGGTGACGTTCGTCAACGAGATGATCATCTGGGGCGCGCTGCGCGGGTCCACCAACCCCTACTACGGCGGCGCAGGGACGTCGATCGCTACAGTCGCCGGCGGGATGACGCTCGGCATGGTGCGCAAGATCGCGAAAAACCTGCAGGCCAACCACGGCAAGCCGGTCAACAAGGTGCTGAAGGCGGGCCCGAACTTCGCCACCGATCCCGTCGCCGAGGGATATACCGTTTACTGCCATACGGATTTGGAGCCGGACATTCGCGACCTGCCGAATTTCGTGCCGACCGAGGCGTATGCCACCGGCTCGCCGATCGCGAATGAAATCGGCAAGTGCGAGCGGTTCCGGTTCGTCACCTCGCCGGACCTGCCATCGATCCAGGACGGCGGCGCGGCCATCGGTGCGACCGGGCTCTATTCCACCACCGGCGTCTCGATCGACGTCTATCCGTTCCTCGTGACGGCGCAGGATGCATGGGGGCAGATCGCGTTGCGCGGCAAGGACAGCCTGTCGCCCACGTTCCTGCCGCCGGGCGAAAAGTCCAAATCCGACCCGCTGGGCCAGCGCGGCTATGCCGGCACGGCCTGGTGGAAGGCGGTCATGATCGAGAACCAGGGGTGGATGGCGGTCGGCTACGTCGGCAGCAAAGTCCTGGTCTGATCGGTAGCAAGTAAAGGAGAATTCCAATGCTTGATACCATGACCCGGCTTCTGGCCGGGATTACCGATAGTCAGTCGCGCACGGCGTTGCGGCGGATCCTCAAGTCGCTGGTGGACCGCTATTCGTCGCAGCCGCTGACCTCCGCCGGGCTGGTGATCAATGGCGCTGGTGCGGCGTTCCCCAAGATCGGCGCGGCGGACTTCTATGCGTCTGTGCAAGGTGTCTTGGTCAAGGTCGCGGCCGGCACGGCGATGCCGGCGCTGACCGGGATCGTGATCACCGCGGCGAACTTCAACGTCGTCTGCTTCTTCGTGGACATCGCTGGTGTCCTGACGGCGGCGGCGGGAACGCAGGCGGCGACGCTCGGCGGCGTGGTGTTTCCGCAGCCGCCGGACGGGAAGGCGCTGGTCGGGTTTCTGATCATCACCAACGCATCGACGTTCACCGGCGGCACGACACCACTCGATACCGCCACCACGGTTTATGTCAGCCCGTTGGGTGCGTTCGACCCGACCGTGCTGGTTTAAGTCCGCGTTTCGTTAACGCGCGTTATCACCGCCGAAACGCGGTCTAAGGAGAATTCAAAATGGCATACGCCACTGACTTTGATCCATCGGTCACGCTTAACCTTGTCAATGCCGCCGCCGTCGCCGGCACGACCTCGACGTTCACCTCCACGGTGACAACGGCAGGGCTGATCAACGGCAAGTTCGTCACCACGCTGGCCGCCCAGACCAACGCCGCCAGTCCGACCACGGACGCCAGCACCGGGCTTGCGTTCAACGCGCTGCAACCGAACCAGACCTGTGCGCTGGTGTTCGGGCAAACCCAGGCGGGGGTGCTCCAGCTCGTGCAGGGGCCGATCATTGCAACGCTCACGGGCGTGACCACGACCGTGGGTGCGCTGATCAATGATCCGCAGTTTCCGGATCTGCCGAACAACTTCCTCCCGCTCGCATACACCATCGTCAGGACCGCGCCCTCGGCTGCGGCGTGGATCCCTGGCACCGGCTCGTGGACGGCGTCGGGCGTGTCGGCGTCGACGTTCCAGAACGTTGGGCAGCTGCCGGCTCGACCGCAGTCCAGCTGATACGCGCGCGCGGGGCAGCATCGAGCGGCCTCGCCCACCCTGCCAGGAGGACTGGAATGGCTCGCCAAGAACTGCATTCAGACACGCTGCCCAAGGTCGAGCAGCGGGCGCCGATCGTCGATCCGTCGACCTACGCGGGCGACGTCGTCATCGGCGAAAAGATCGGCGACACCGGTTATCTCGACGAACTAGCGTTCATGGAGGAGGCGGTCACAGTCAGGCTCGAGCCGTCGTCGGACAAGAACGCGGCGATGGCGTTTCCGATCTGGGTCAATGGCAAGCCGGCCGAAGTGTTCCAAAACAACCGCTGGGACGAGATCGGTTATTTGCCCGTTGGCCGCGTGCTGGTGGTCAAGCGCAAGGTGCTGGAGGTCATCATCCGGGCCAAGGTTGACACCGTGCATACCGAGATCCGGGAGATGGACAGCGAGCGGCCGAACAACGTGGTGCAGCGGTTTACCTCGCCGGTGCATTCGTTCTCGATTATCGAGGACCGCAACCCGCGCGGCGCGGCCTGGGTGACTGAACTCCGCCGCCGGAACCTCTGATGCCGACCACGGTCATTCCGGAGACCGGCGTCAACGCGGCAGGTCTGCCGGCGGCCAAGCTGTCCGATGTCGAGGGCGTTTTCGATACGGTCATAGCTGCGGTGGCGGCAACCTACTATTTGCAGACCAATCCCTCGGGCTATCAGACTGCGGCGCAAGTTGCCGCATTGATCGCCGCCGGAGCCTACACGCTTCCGACGGGCACGAACTCCATCCTGGGTGGCGTCAAGCCGGACGGCACGACGCTTACCAACACGGCGGGGGCGATCTCGGTCGCTTACGGCACCACCGGAACCACAGCGGCGGTCGGCAACGACAGCCGGATAACCGGGGCGCTCGCGGCATCGACGGCGGCGGCAACCTACTACCTGCAGACCAATCCAACCGGCTATCAGACCGCGGCGCAAGTCGCGGCGGCACTTCCCGTGGCTTCCAGCACAACCCCGCTGATCGATGGCACGGCTACAATCGGCGTCGGCACGACGTTTGCCCGCGCGGACCATATCCACCCGACCGATACGACGCGGTATGCCGCGGCCAACCCGACCGGTTATCAGACCGCGGCGCAAGTCGCGGCAGCGATCACCGCTGCGGCTTACAGCCTGCCAACCGCATCGACTACGGTGTCGGGCGGGGTCAAGGTAGACGGCACATCGGTAACGATCGCCGCCGGGGTGATATCGGTCCCCGGCGCGGGCGTAGTACTATCATCGACCAACCCGGCGATGAATGGGACGGTTGCGGTTGGCGTCGGCACCACGGCGGCGCGGGCGGATCACGTGCATGCATCCGATACATCCCGCGCACCGCTGGCTAATCCGACGTTCAGCGCCGGGGTGTTTGAGACCCGTGTCGCGATGGCGGCGCTCAATCTCGACATGCAGGCCGGAAGTTTCTTCACCAAGACATTAACCGTGGGCTCGACGTTCACCGTCTCCAACGTGCCGGCGGCCGGTGTATCCGCTTCGGTGATTCTTGAACTGACGAACGGCGGGGCGTTCGCGATCACCTGGTGGTCGGGGATGAAATGGGCAGCGGCATCGGCGCCAACGCTGACCGCATCCGGGATTGACGTGCTCGGCTTTTACACGCTCGACGGCGGCACGACATGGCGCGGGCTGCTGCTTGGCAAGGGGATGGCCTGATGAGCGCGCGTTCGATCCTTATGGCGGCGGCGGCAGGCGGGGCCGTCTTTGCTCCATTCACCGGGACGTTCACCCAACGGGTAATTCCGGCAATGAGCGCCGGTTGGGCCGCGGCGGGCTATGGCGCCGGCAAATTCCTCATACTTGGCGGATTTGCCGGATCCACGACCCAGGCGGCCACATCACCCGATGGCATTACCTGGACCGCGCGGACTATGCCGACCAGCAGCAGTTGGGTGGCCATTGCGTATGGAAACGGCGTCTTGGTCGCCACATCGCAAAGCACCGCAGCAGCGACCTCACCGGATGGCGTGACCTGGACCACCCGGACCATGCCTTCGCCTTCCTCTGGTTGGTCGTCGCTCACGTTTGGCAACGGCATCTTTGTTGCTGTCGATAATGGTAGCAGCAATGCAGCCACCTCCCCAGACGGCATAACGTGGACCTTGCGCACGCTGCCGACGGCGCCGATCTTCGGCTACGGGTCTGTTACCTATGGCACCGTTGCTGGCAATTCGCTGTTCGTCGCTCTCACGCAAGGCGTAGGAAGCAGCACTACTACTGTTGCGGCTTCCTCACCGGACGGTATCACCTGGACCGCCAGGACGCTGCCAACTTCGGCCATGTGGCAAAGCGTGGCTTACGGCAACGGCGTCTTTGTTGCCGTAGCGGAAAATAGCGCCAGCAACCCCAGCACGATCGCCGCGACGTCTCCGGACGGTATCGCATGGACCGCTCGGGTGTTGCCCACCTCCGCACTCTGGCTTGCAATCACGTATGGCAACGGGGTCTTTGTCGCAATTGCCGGCGGATCTGGCGCATCGACGACCGTTGCTGCCTCGTCACCGGACGGCATCACATGGACCGCCAGAACGCTGCCCTCAGCAACATCATGGCAGAGCATTGCCTACGGCGGCGGCATATTCGCGGTTATTACGTCTGCGGCATCCAGCACCATAGGGGCGAGTTCACCATGACCGTCTTCCGCAACCGCGCTGACGGCCGCTACCCGCTGTCCGACTTCGACCTTCGCCAGATTAACCCCGGCGTTTCCCTCCCCGTCACGATCGATGCGGTTGCCGCTGATGCCGTCGGCGCTGATATCGTCACCCCGACCGCGCCGCCGGCCGCTGTTATCGGACAGAAGATCGTCGAAGCCGCGCCAACGCAGGTCGCCGGCGCATGGACGCAGGTCTGGACGCAGGTTGCGCTGTCGGCACCCGAATTGGTGGTTGAACTAGCGACGCACAAGGCGACTAAGCAGGCCGCGCTCGATACACTGTTCAGCGCCAATTTCGATCTCGCGTCTTTCATTCGATCCGGAACTAACGCCGCTGTCACCGCCGCGCAGGTCGGCACGTTTCTGGCCACCATCACCAACAACTACCGCACGCTCAAAGCCTCGATCGCGAACGCCGCAACCGCTGCCGCCGCGGATGCGATCGTCGTGACAGGCGGCTGGCCGGCGAACCCATGAACTACCTTCAGTTATGCCAGCGGGCGTGCGTGGAATGCGGCGTTGCCAGCGGCAGCGCGATCCAGACCGCGTTGTCCACCGTCGTGGGCGCCACCGGCAGCCTCGGGCGCGTGGTGGGCTGGGTCCAGGACGCGTGGTCGGACGTTCAGATGTCGCACGACGACTGGGATTGGATGCGCTCGAGCGTGCTGCTCGGCGGCGGCGTGACCGTCGCGACCATCGCCGGCCAGGCCAGCTATCCGCTCGGCACCGGCGCCGGCACGGTCGGCGTAGCGGTCGATGCGTTCGGCAAGTGGGACCGCGAGACGTTCCGCGCGTTCCCGACTGCGATGGGGTTCCAGGGTGAGGATTATCTCGACGAAGTGCCGTTCGATACGTGGCGCGACAGCTATATGTTCGGCGCCCAGCGGTCGGTACAGACGCGGCCGGTGGTGGTTGCGGTCGGGCCGGATCAGTCGCTCAATCTCGGTCCGCCGCCGAATGGGCTCTACACCGTTACCGCCGACTATTTCGTCGCGCCATCCGAGATGGTCGCTGACACCGACGTTCCGGTCGGCATGCCGACGCGGTTTCACATGCTGATCGTGTATCAGGCGATGATCAAGTACGCCGGGTACGAAAGCGCGCCCGAGGTCGAGCAGCGCGGTGCATCGGAAAGCACCCGCATGTTGGCGCAGCTGATGGCGCTGCGGGCGCCCCGGATAGGCTTCGGGGGCGCGTTGGCATGATCCCGGTCATCAACCTGTTCGGGCCGTCGACCGTCCCTGGCGCCCCGGAGCTTACCCCGTCGGCGATCAATGCTGCGGTGAACGCCGCTCTGGCCGCGCTCTCGGCCCAACTGACGGTCGCGGCGACCACCGGAACCACGGCCATCGCGCCGGCCGCTGCAAACTCGGTCGTCGTTGCCATGTCCGCCAATACCACGCTGACGATCGGCACCGGATACGCCGGGCAGATGTTGCGCGTTGAGATCAAGCAGGACGCCACCGGATCGCGCATCGTTACGCTGGGCACCGGCATCGTGTTCGGCACCGATCTGCCGAGTTACACCGCGTCGACCGCTGCGAATGCGCGGGATCTGCTGCAATTCATCAACTCCGGCGGCACCACTTGGATGCTGGCCGCGGTCAGTCACGGATTTGGAGTTTAACGCAATGCGAGACGGACATTCGACCGCTGACCGGCTCATCGGGCAGATGGCAGCCGGCGCCGCGCAAGGCGATGTGGTGCGCGCGATCGGCCGCTTTACCGCGGTCTGCCGCGATGCCGATGGTAACGTGCTGTGGGAAGACGAATTCCCCAACTTGCTGACCACGCTCGGCAAGAACCTCTTGCTCGATACCACGCTGGCGGGGTCGGCCTATACGGTCGTGGGGCCGTATATGGGGCTGATCAGCTCGACCTCATTCTCGGCGGTCGTGGCGGCCGATACGATGGCCTCGCACGCCGGGTGGTTAGAGGCCGGCACCACCAACGCCCCGACCTATTCCGCGCGGATCGTCTGCGCGTGGTCGGCCGCATCGGCTGGGGTCAAGGCGCTGTCGGCGGCGCTCACCTTCACCATGACCGGCACCGGCACCGTGCAGGGGGCGTTCCTGGTGACCGGGAGCGGCGCCGTCGTCACCAACCTCAATACATCCGGCACGCTGTATGCGGGCGGGGTGCTGGGCACGCCGCAGCCGGTGGTTTCCACCAACACGCTGGCGATGTCCTACAGCACGACGCTGACCTGAGATGGCGTACTACACGGCGCTGATCAACGAATGGCCGTTGCTGACCGCCGGGACCACGGTGCAGAAGCTGGCACAAATCAACGCCATGACGGTCACCGGCTCGGTGCCGACGCTGTTCAACACCACCGGCGCGGCGATCTTCTCGTGCATCAATTACACCGAGTTCCTGACGCTGACGGCGGTGCAGCAGACGCAGTTGATGCAGGTCTGTGCCATTCCCGGCACGCTGATCGGCGGCTCGGCGTCCACGCTCGGGGCTTGGTTCGTGGCGATCTACGCCGGCAAACTCGCCGGGCCGACGATAACGGCGCTGACGGCGCTGGCGCAGGGTGCGGTCCAGCTATGGTGGCAGGCGAACGGTTACACTGCGCCAATCGGGCCGAATGATCTGATCATGGCTGGGAATCTGACATGACCACGACGCATTTCTCGCAGTCCACCAACGGCCTTGCGCTCGACACGGCAATCGCCGGCACGTCGCTCAATGGGTTGACAAATACGTCCTATGCGATCGGCGCGGCGATCAACAACACGCCGACCGACGGCACGACGATCAGTTACGATTTGGCTGATTTCACGATGACGCTTTCGAGCGCGGTAACGACAGGCAGCGGGTCGCCATTCGTAAGCATCTACTTGCTGCCGTTGGTGGACGCGACGAACTACCCTACGCCGCCAGGGGCCACTGCTGGCGCCGCACCAACGAACTATCTGGTTGGCACATATCAGGGCGTCGCAAGCACGAGCACCAGCACGATTTCCGTGCTGAATCTGCCGATCCCGCCGTATTCGTTCAAGATCATGATCCAGAACAACCTGGGCGTGACGCTGCCGGCGACCAATACCAGCACGTGCCAGCTGCAAAGAAAGTGCGTCGCAAATTGGTGATCTGAGGTGGCAATCCTTCGCCGCTCGTCGCTCGCGTTCCCGCGCCAGTGGTCGCCGACCGCTGTTCCGACCTGGCCGGTTGAGATCGATAGCGGAAACGCGGCATCGAGCAGTCTCGCGGGATATTGGCTGCTTAACGGCGGGGCGCCGGTCGATCTGACCGGCCGCTATGGCGGAGCGGTGGCCGGCTCTGGCGGCGTCCCTGTGCCGACGATGACCCCGCGAGGCCCTGCCGGGTCCTGGCCTGGGTCACCCGCTGGCCTGTTCGGGTGGACGGTCGCTGGCGGCCATATCCTGGGCGGCCTCACTGCCTGGACGATCGTTGCGACAATCCAGACGACGACCGGAGGAAACCAGGACGGTAACACGATCTATTGCGAACGGGCCGCCAGTGGGAACGATATTGTAAAGATCGGCCAACAGGACGGCCATGGCGTGGCATTCAGCGCCATCATGCGGAGTGACGGTGGCACCCTGATAGATACCGGCGACGGTATAACGATAAACGACGGCACAATCCGCACGCTGATCGCCACCTATGACAACGCCAATGTTCGGCAATACCAAAACGGCGCACTCACGCTAAGCACCGCATGGAGCGGCGGCAATGCGTTTACAGACGCAAGCACTGTCTGCTCGATTGGCTACGACGTCGCCGATCCGGGGACCGGCTCGAACTGGACCGGCTCGATCCTTCAGGTCGCGATCTTCAAATCCACCCTCTCGGCGGGGCAGGTTGCCCAGCTTTCCGCAGCACCGTTCGCGATGCTGCGCCCGATCGTGCGGCGCACTTACAGCGTGCCGGCGGCCACCGGCGCATTTACCGGCAGCATCAGCGACAGCGCGGCTTCCAGCACCAGCCAATCCGGAGTTATGGCGTCGGCCGCCAGCGTTGCCGATACCGCCGCGACATCTGACAGCTTCACCGAGACTGCAGCGTTCACCGGGTCGGTTACTGATACCGTCGCATCTTCGGATAGCATCACCGGCCTGCCCAGCGGCAGCAACATGACGTCGGCAGGCACGTTCGGCGACACCGCGGCTTCCAGCGACAACTTCAGTGCGACATCTGCGTTCACTGGATCGGTTACCGATACCGCCGCGACATCGGACAGCTTCACCGGCCTGGCGGCTGGCGCCTACACCGGCAGCCTGAGCGACACGGCGTCGTCGGCGGACGTATTCTCTGCCCTGGCGGCGTTCACTGCGTCGATTGCTGATACCGCGGCGACAGCCGGCAGCTTCACCGGATCGGTGCCCGGCGCCTATACCGGCGGCCTGAGCGATGCAGCCGTCACATCTGACGCTTCTTCTTCCGTCGCCGCATTCGTTGCGAGTATGGCCGACAGCGCGGTTACGTCGGGTGCTTTCGCAAAGTTGTCCGGGTCTGGTAACTTCTTTTTTGGCGCGTGAGGGACGATGAACGCTGTTTCCAAGCAGTCGTGGCCCGCCGTCAAGTACACACAGACCCAGCTCGGTGGCGGGACGAACGCGCAAGGCGTCGCCTTTCCCGGCGGCCTCGATCTCACGACGCCCTCGCTGCGGCTGCAACCCGGGGCACTGCGCGATGCGCTCAACTTCGAGGTGGCACAGTTCGGCGGCTATTCTCGGGTTGAGGGATATGAGCGGATTGACGGCCGCGCATCGCCGTCCGCCGCGGTCTATAGCATCGTCCAGGTGCGTGGCTTTTCAAGCGATTTCACCGATGAGTTCGTCGAAAAAGACTTCGGCACCGATATTACCGGGACGCCGTTTTCGACCGTCCCCGCCATCGGCCAGATCGTCACCCAGGTCGCCGTCGGCTTTCTTGGCACGGCCGATTTCAACACGGATTTTAACTCTGACTTTACCAGCGCGCTGGCTGGTGCGCGGGGCACCATCATTGCCGTGGTGACCGCGCCGGTGCCGTATCTCGTGGTGACCCAGGTCACCGGCGTTTTCGATCAATCCAGTCCGTTGACGATACCAGGCCCGATCGCGATTGGCTTTGCTACCCCGCTGTCGGTCTCGATCGATGCAAAAACCAAGGCGATCTATACCGCCGCCGCGGCTGATGTTTACCGGGCGCTGATCCTGGCGGTTCCTGGCAGCGGTCCGGTGCTGGGCGTTGTTGCCATGGCGTTTGCAGGCGTCGACCAACTCTATGCTTTCCGCGCCAATCTCGCCGGCACCGCGGCGTTGCTCTACCGGGCCAGCGCGGCAGGATGGGTGCTGGTGCCGTACTTCGACCTGGTTAGCTTCACCGGCGGGGGCACCGTCGAGCCGTTCGATGGCGAAACGCTGATCCAGGGCGGCGTGACAGCCACCATCATGCGGGTGATGTGGCAGTCAGGTGGCTGGTCGGCCTTGTCGGGATCGGCTATCGGCCAGTTCGTCGTTGCCGCACCGGCAGGCGGCAATTTCGCTGCCGGTGCGGCGCACACCACCAGCGGCGCGACGCTGACGCTGGTGGGGGTGCAGACGCCGATCACGCTGGCGGCGGGCGGTCGGTTTGAATTCGAGAAATGCAACTTCTCCGGCCAACTGACCACGAAACGGATCTACGGCTGCGATGGGGTCAATCCGCCGTTTGAATTCGATGGCGTGACTCTGGCGCCGATCGCCACCGGGCTGTCGCCGAACGCGCCGATCCATATCCGGTTCCACAAGAATTTCCTGTTTCTCGCCCAGGCGTCGTCGCTGATCTTTTGCGGCGCGGCCAATCCGTTCAAGTGGGACGCCATCGATGGTGGCGGCGAGATCGCCACCGGCGATACCGTTACCGGCATGATCACCTTGCCGGGCTCCCAGACCACGGCGACGCTTGGCGTGTACCTGGCCAGTAATGCGGCGTTCCTGTACGGCACTGATCCGACCACGTTTAATCTCGTAACCTTCAATTCCGGCATCGGCGCGGTGCCGTACTCAACCCAGAACCTGTTCGATACGTTCTTCCTCGATGACCTCGGCGTGGTCACCCTGAAGACCACGCTGAACTGGGGCAACTTCCTACCCTCGACTTTGACCAAAAACATCCTGCCGTTCATCGCGCGCGAGCGCGGCAATCTGGTGACGTCGGCGGTCAACCGATCGAAAAGCCAATATCGGCTATTCTTCGCCGATGGATATGCGCTGTATGTCACGGTCCTCAACCAGCAATATCTCGGCTCGGGGACAATGCTGTTTCCCGACATATTTTCCTGCGTCGATACCACTAAACTGATCACCGACACCGAAGCGACCTATGCCGGCGGCGAGGGCGGGTACGTCTATCAGCTTGACATAGGCACGAGTTTCGATGGCGCCGTCGTCCCCGCCTACTTCGTCACGGCATGGGATCCCATCAAGTCGCCGCGCATCCTAAAGCGGTTTCGCGCGGCGTCGATCGAGGTGCAAGGCGATAGCTACGCCGAGATTCAATACGGCTATCAGCTTGGCTACAACAGCGACCAGATCGCACAGCTACCGGCGGTGACGGCCGTGCTCAACCTCGGCGCCATCCCGCACTGGGATCAATTCGTCTGGGACGCCTTCGTCTGGGATGGCTCGGGCCTGACGCCAACCGACATTGACGAAACCGGCACGGCAGAGAACGTCCGGGTCACCATTACATCCGGAACCAATTACATTGGGGCCTATACTGTGAACTCCATAATCCATCACTATTCGATGCGGCGGGGGATGCGGGTATGACCAACCCGTACTATAACCCGACCGGCAATCCCGCGAGCGGCGCCGAGGGCCTGTCGTCGCTGGTGCGAAGCGAGTTCGCCGCCATCGGCGCGGGATTTGACGGCGCCAACAGCACGTTGGTGAGGTCGGATAACCCCACGATCACCGGCTTGCACGAAACCGCCATCGCCATGCCGGCGCTCAATATAGATTGCAACGCAGCAACCATCTTCACCAAAACCATGGCCGCGATCTCGACCTTTACGGTGTCGAACGTACCGTTGGCGGGGGTCTCGGCGGCGTTCATTTTGGAACTGACCAACGGTGGGGCGTTCGGGATCACCTGGTGGCCGGGCGTCAAGTGGGCCGGCGCGGCTGCGCCGGCTTTGACGGCCAGCGGTGTGGATCTGCTCGGGTTCTACACCATCGACGCCGGCGCGACGTGGCGTGGGCTGCTGCTGTCGAAAGACATCCGGTAATGGACCGCTCTATCCCGCAGGGGGGCTTCGATGTCCGGTAGCGTTACCCCTGGCGTCAACGCGCCAACCATCCCGCCGCCCGTCGGGGCTGGCGCCGGCGCGCCCACCGGGTTGATCAACAACACGGCCGCGTATGGTCCTAACTTCGATCCATCGCAGTCAGGTCGGACTGCCGCCATCGCTGCCGCGCAGGCGAACGGAACCCTGAATAACAACCAAGGGTCGCCGACGACCGCTGCCACCACCGGGCAAACCGTCGGCGGGGCCTCGGTCACGCCCTACACGCCGCAAACCGCGACCGCGTCGAATGCGACCGCCACCGGGTCTACGCCGAATAGCTTTACGGTTTCCCCGAATCAGACGGTGTCCGGGCAGATCTCCAATATCATCGCCAACGGCTCGCCGCTGATGCAGCAGGCCACGGCGAACGCGAACAACCTGATGAACCAGCGGGGTCTTATCAACTCCAGCCAGGGCATCACGGCCGATCAGTCGGCGCTTTACAGTGCGGCGACGCCAATCGCTACCGCCGACGCGGCGACCTACAACACCGCGGCGACGAACACGACCACGGCGCAGAATACCGCATTGGCGGCGGAGGCGGCGGCCACCAACACGGCGAGCCTGCAAAATGCCCAGCTTGGCACCCAGACCAGCCAGTTCAACGCCGCCGCGGGCAACACCGCAGAGCAGGCCGCGCAGTCCATCGCCGGGGCGAAAGACCTTGCCACGGTCAACAACGCATCGTCGCAGGCGATTGCCCAGCTCCAGGCCAACACCGCGCTGTCGGTGCAGGACAAGGCGTCGGCCACATCGACGGTCATCGCCAACATCCAGGCCAACACCAGCCTGTCCAATCAGGACAAGCAGGACGCGACGACCTTGGCGGTGCAGACCCAGCAGACCGGGCTGCAAACCTACCTGGGGCAATTGAGCGCCAATACCCAGTTGTCGGTCCAGGACCGGGCGGCACAGGCGACGGCGGCCCTCGCTGCGGTCAACAACACCTCAGCCCAGGTGATCGCCGGCATCCAGGCGAACACGAGCCTGACTGTCGAGCAGCAGCAGACCCAATCGGCGCAGGTCATCGCGTCAATGAACAACGCCAACGCGATCACGGTGCAGAACCTGCAGAACGCATCATCGCTGGCGAACATCCAGGCCAACGGGGTGATCAACACGCAGATCACCAACCTGACCAATAACAACAAGACTTTGCTGCAGACATCGGCATCGGCAAGTACGCTTTACAACCAGGCGCTGACGAACCTGTCCACGATCATGACCAACCCGAACCTGTCGACCGACCAGCAGACCACGGCGCTAAACAACGGCGTCAAGCAGCTGCAGGACGGTCTCGCCGCGCTCAACAGCATCGCGGCGAACCAGCAGGCCAGTTCGACGCTGGTGTTTGGAAGTCCGGGCGCCGCCGGGGGCGCTGCCTCCCCGGCGGCGACACCCCCGGCAGCGGCACCTCCGGCTTCCGGTCAGACCTTCTTCACCGCAGCCTAAATGAACGCCACCGCTGTGATCGAGATGCCGCCTTTTATCGTTCTGGCACTGCCACGCAGCCGCACCTATTGGTTGTCGAGGTTCCTGTCGTATGGCGACTGGCACTGTGGCCACGACGAGCTGCAGCACATGCGGTCCTTGGACGATGTGCAGACGTGGTTCACTCAGCCGAACGTCGGCACGGTCGAGACGGCGGCGGCGCCGTTCTGGCGGCTGCTCCGACGCTACCAGCCGGGCATTCGCATTGTGACCGTGCGGCGCAGCGTCGCCGACGTGCTCGCCAGCGTGACCCGCGCCGTTCCGGACTTCGGCGTTTCGTTGTCGGCACGACAACGTGCCGAAACGCCTAACTGCGAACCTGTCACCATCGCGAGGCTGCTTCGGGCCGCGGATCGCAAACTGGACCAGGTCGAGGCGCGTATCCCCGACGTGCTGTCGGTGCGGTTCGACGACCTCGCGCACGAAAGCACCTGCGCTCAGGTATTCGAGCACTGCCTTCCCTATCCGCATGATCGGGATTGGTGGGCATCGTGGAACGTCCAACAGGTGTCGGGCAATCTCACCGCGCAGATCCGCTATGCCCAGGCATTCCTGCCGCAGTTGCAGAAGCTGGCGCGCGCGGCCAAGCACCGGATCCTTGCCGACATGGCGCCGATCACACAACCGCCGGAGGGATTCACCTTCCAGGATGAGCCGTTCGACCACTGGTATCGCGACGCCGTGCCGCTGTTTCGCGAGCACATGGCGCAGACCGGGCAGGACATCGATGATTGGGCTCGTAAGAACATCCCGCTCGGGCGCCGGCTGGATGACGCTGGGGCAATGCAGATCATTACGGCGCGCTCAAACGGCCGCATGTTTGGCTATCTCATGGCCGTCATCAGCCCGACGCTGGATGATCCGAACGCGCTTATGGCGCAGCATATGCCGGTTTTTGCATCGCCGGACTGCCCTGGTCTCGGAATGAAACTGCAGCGGGCGTCAATCGAAGCGTTACGACGCAAGGGCGTGACGGAGGTTGTTGGCCGCGCCGGCACGCTCGGTTCCGGACCGCGCCTTGGCATTGCCTATCGGCGGCTTGGTTTCGAGGAGGCAGGGCAGTTGTACCACCTCGATTTAGCGAAGGCACACTAATGGGTCTCATGGTCGCCGTCGGTGTCGCCACCGCTATCAGCGTGACGACCGTCCTGGAGACGGTCGCCGTAGTGGGCGCGGTGATGAGCGTTGTCGGCACGATCACGAAGAACAAGACGCTGTCGACCGTCGGCATGGTGTTGGGCGCGGTCGGTGGCATAGGCGCGCTCGCGTCCAGCGCGATTGGCGGCGCGGCGGTGCTGAGCGATACCGCCGCGTCCGGTGCATCCGATACGCTCGCCGTCTCCGACGCAGGGTCTGCCGCAGCGTCCGGGGGTGTCGAGTCCGGAACCTGGGATGTTGCGGCGTCGGCCGGCGGGGATGCGGCGAGCAGTGCCGCAGCGCCGGATGTCGTTGGGTCCTTGTCGAACGGGCTTGGCTCCGTCACCGGGACGTCCGCCGATCCCGGCGCTGCTTTGGCTGGCACCCCTGGGGCGGCGCCAGCGGGAACCGAGATGGCCGCCCAGGACACGGCCAACCTGAACGATCAGCTATCGTTGGCCAGCACATCGACCACGCCCACCACCAACGTAGCCGACGCGGTTGCGCCGGGAACAACGGGCGCCGGATCGGCATCGCCGCCGGTGCTGCCAGGGCAAAGCGGACCTGGGACGGGTGATCTCCTAAATGCTGATACGACGCCTGGCACCCCATTACCGCCGCAGGCACCAGCTAATCTCGGCGCCACCGATCCAACCACCGGCCAAGTCATCACCAAAGGCCTCGACGCGTCCGGCAATGAAATCAGCCTTCCGGATAGTTCTTCCGGCGTGTCCGGCATGCTCGACAAGCTCGTCGCCTACGCTGGCAAGAATCCCGTCGTTGCGTTCGGCGCCCTGCAGGCTGGGGGATCGCTGCTCTCAGGCCTGACCAGCACCCTGACCCCAGCTCAGGTCACCGCGCTGAACGCGCAGGCTGCGGCGAACAACGCGGCCGCGGCGCTAACCAGCCAGCAGACAACGAACCTCGCGATGCCGAAGGCGGTGGCGTCCTCCGCACCGGTAACAGGGGCACCCGCAACGCTTGTTCCGCCGACGGCCACACCCGGATTTATCAATCAGGCGCCGAAGCAGGCGCCGATAACGGGAGCGCCGGCATGAGCGGCATCATCAACGGCCCAACAACAACCCCGTCAAAAAGCGGCATTAACAACCCACTGCTCGAGCAAGCTGAGGAAAAACTCGAGGCCAACATCGCCGATCCGGCCACGCATCAGAATTATATGAAGATCGTCGTGGCGGGATTACATATTGCGCTCGATAAAGGGCCAGACGGCTTCATGGGGAAGCTGCGCAACAGCCGAGATCCTGTTTCCGATTGCGCCACCGGCGCGGTTGCGCTGCTGCTGATCATGCGGAAAGAAAGCAAAGGCGTCATGCCTATGAAGGCAGGCGTCCCGGCGGGCATGACTCTGATGTTCCACGGCCTGGACTTCATCGATCGGGCCAGGATCGCCAAAATCGCTGAGCCCGACCTAGACCGCGCGACGACGATTTTTACAAACACGTTGTTCCATAAACTCGGCATCACGCCGAAAATGCTGCAAACCGCGGCGACGAACGTTCATAAGATCACGCAAGACCCAGGTAAAATGGAGTTAATCAATCGCAAGGCGGGCTTCGTAAAGAGCCCTGATGCGAGCCAGCCGACGCCGCTGCCGGGCGGACCGCCTGGGCTGGTTGACGGCGGCGGTAGTGGCGCGCCGTGAGTTTGATTAACGGCTTCTCGGCGCTGGGCTCCGGTCTCAACGCCTTCGCCGACAACGCGGCAAAGGATGCCGCGGCGCAGGTCCGAGCGCCATTGTTGAGCAGCGCGCCGGCGGCGTCACCAGAGTCCACACCGCCGGCGCCGTCCGCTCCGGCACAAGCGGCGCAGGCGGCGCTCGCGTCCGCAACGCCCGCGAACGTGCCACCCGACCTCCTGCCCATCTACCAGGCGGCGGCCAAGCGTACCGGCATCCCGGTCGATGTGCTGATTGCGCAGGGCAAACAGGAGAGCGGGTTTAATGCTGACGCTGTCGGTTCGGCCGGGGAAATCGGCATTCACCAGGTCAAGCCATCAACCGCGGCCAATCCGGGCTACGGCCTTCCAGGCATCGATCCGGCAACGCTGAAGGATCCAGCGGTGAATATCGGATTCGCGGCAGATTACATGCGAGCCAAAGCCGGCAACGTGAACTTCAACGACCCGGCTGCGGTTGATGCGGCGCTCAAAAGTTTCAATGGCGGCGGCGATCCGAACTACGTCGCCAATGTCCGTCAGCACATGGGAGCGGCATGATTACCATAAGTACCGCCAGATGGTGATAGCCAAGCTGCCGACAGACAAGACGATTGCCACCGCCACTATGATATCTGTTTGCCGCGATATTCGCGATTCTTCGGCTTGTTGTTGCCGTCTTCGCAAGTCGTCCATCTCGGCTTGGAGTTGCCGAATTGCGGCCGTGTGTTCGTGGTATATGGCATGAGACACTGGCTGCATATCAGCTCCATTGGAGGCTGTTTGTCGTGATGAACGAAGCTGAACGTGATCTGTTGTTCTACATGGCGCGGATGCTTGCAAGCCGCGCTGATCCGGCAGGCAAGGTGGCGCCAGAGATAGAGCGACTCCTTGCTCGCGCCATTGAAGCGGCTGCGAAAGAAAAGCCAGGAGCGGCCTGATGGCTTTTTCGCTGATGAACGGTCTCTCGTCCCTCGGTGCAGGCGTTTCGGCGTTCGCCGGCCAGGCAGGGTTGGAGCAGCAGAAGGCGACCCTCGCCAATCAATCGGCGGTGCTAGCTGATCAGCTGGCGACGACGCGCGAGACCGGGCTGCAGGCGTCGGGCGGCGTGATCGCGGCGGCGGCGGCTGAAAAGGCACAGACCGCTACGGCCGCGAATGTTGCAACCGAACAGACGGGCGCCAATACGCGCAACCTCGCGACCATCGCCGGCACCGCTGCCAACACGGCGGCGACCGAGGCGGGTGCGATGGCGCGCACGCAGGCGACCATTAATGCGCCACCCGAAACCATCAAGCTGCTCCGGGCTCTCGGCGTCCCATTACCTGGCGATGCGGCGCCGGCGTCTGGCGGGGCGGCCGGCGGCTCGGCGGCATTGCCAGGGCCGCGGGCGGGCGGCGGGGTTGCAGCGGACGGCAGCGTCGTGCCGCCATTGGGTGGCGCTTCACCGCAGACGACAGGCTCCGCTGCCGGCGGCGCGGTATCGGGCGCAGCATCGGTCTCCCCGATGGACAATCCGCTGGTGAGAAAAGCCCTCGGGTTTCCGATGGCGGGTTCTGAGGAGTCATCGCGTTATGCCATCGCTCAGGATGTCGCTACCGATCCGACGACCAAATACCTGACGGCAGGGCAAAGGGCGGCCGAGGTTGAAAACAGAATGGCGGTCGCCAAGGGGACGATGATTAGTCCGAAGACGATTGAAGCAAATGCAACGGCCATTGCGAATTATCAAACCGAGGCAATTACCGGGACGGGGTTAAGGGCGCCCGGTGCGGCCAACACCATGGCGCGCGTTATGGAAATGAATCCAGGTTATAATGCGGGCGATTACCCGATTGCACTCAGAACGCGCGAGAGCGTTGCCAATGGGCCGCTCGGCGTCGGCATCACCGCTGCAAATACCGTGATGCAGCACGCGAGTGAGTTTCGTGAAAATGCGGCCGCGCTCAACAACGGCAGGATTCCGGCGTTCAATTGGATTGGGAACACGGTCCTGGACGCGACCGGATCGCCGCGTCCGCTCTCTTTGCAAGAGACGGTTTCGGCGCTGGCATCGGAGGCGCGCAAGGTTTACGCCGGCTCTGGCGGGGGCACTCAATCTGACCTCGACAGTTGGGAAAAGAATTTCCCTGTAAATGGATCGCCCGTTCAACAGAATACCGCCATGAAAGAGTTGTCGGTGCTGCTGCGCGGACGCCTGACAGCGGTGGCAGATCAGATCAACAATGGGACGCCTGGGCAAAAGACCAAAATAACCGGGCTGGGTTTATTGAATGCGGATGCATTCGCGTCTTACCAAAGACTGATCGCTCCGCAGGCTCCCGAGCCACTCACCCGCCAGCCGTTCATCGGCGAAGTGCGAAACGGGGCTAGTTTCACCGGCGGCGATAAGAACGCGCCGGGCAACTGGAAGCCGGTTACTGCTGCGCCGGTCGTCGCGCCGGCTGATCCTGCCGCGCGTGAAGTCGGCAAGTCTTATCCGCTGCCGAACGGCAAGGCTGGAATCTGGCGCGGGAATGGTTGGGAGGTGCAGTAATGCCGCTCGACGCAACCACTGCATCGGCGCCGGGGCCAACCACAGGCGCACCTGGGCCGGCGCTGCTCTCTGATGCGGATGTCGGCTTCGGCGCTGCGCCAAAGCTGCTGTCCGATGCCGATGTCGGGTTCCAGTCCCAGACCAACGCTGACGTGAACGCGTTCGGTCAGGGGGTGGTCAAAGGCACCGGCGCGGCGATCGCCGGCGTCGGTCGGCAGCCGGTCGCCGCCGCCGCAGAAGGCGTGCAGCGCCAACTCGCGGTGATGGATGCGATCGATGCGGGTAAGGGTGTGCCCGACGGTCACGACACCATCGGCTATCAGTATTTTTCGCCCGCCCAGCGCGCCGAGGCGCGGGCGGACTTTACCGCCGCGAATGTCGAAATATCCAAGCGCCAGCCGAACGCGGTGGTCAACGCCGGTGAAGCGATGCAGGCATGGGCGCCCGGGGCGATGCCGGTCAGGCCGGATCTCGAGGGCCGCCAGACCAGCGTGCTCCGCCAGGTCGGCGGCGTGCTGCCTGCGATGGCTGCTGGTGCCGCTGGCACCGCCGTTGGTGGGCCGGTGGGCGGCATGCTAGCCGCCGCGGCGGTGGCTGGCTCACAGGGCTATAACGATACCTATGACGGCGAGATCGCCAAGGGGAAGACTCCGGCGGAGGCTGCCGCGGCGGGAGACAAAGCGGCGCTGGTGAATATGGCAGCGAATTCGGTGCCACTCAGCAAGGTGCTGCCGCTGATCCCGGTGGTCCTGCGTACTGGTTTCCTGAAGACGGTTGCCAATGTGGCGGTGAATTATATCCAGCGCGGCGGCGAAATGGCGGCAGGTAACTCGCTCGGCTCGATCGCGTCGAACTACGTCGCTTCGCAGACCTATGATCCGGGTCGGGCTGTGTTCGCGGGATCGGGCGACGCTGCGATCGACGGGTTCCTTACCGGGCTGATCGTGCATGGCGCAACGTCTGCGGTCGGTGCTGCCGTTCGGCCGGGTCCGACGCGGGCTGCCGCGAGCATCTCGGACGTGCTGGGGGCACCTGACGTCGACAGCGCCATCGCAGCGGCCACGCAGGCGTCCCAGGCGCCGTCTGGCGGGGCGTCAGGCGCTGCGCCTGCGGCAGCGGCAGAGTCCTCGGTGCCGTCCTTTGGCGACTTGTTCAAACCGCCGGCGGCGGCGGCGTCCGACAGTGCCGGAGTCAACCCGGTGATGACGACGGCGTCAGGCATGAAGGTGCCGTATCGCTTCGACGTCGCTGAGGCGGCAGACCTCATTCCGGCCAGCGGGGATCTGCAACCGCGTGACCGCGCAGGGCGTGTGGCGTCCAGCGGGCAAATCTTCAAAATAGCGAACACGCTCGATCCGGATCAGTTGCATGCATCGGTGGGGCCCGACCAGGGCGCTCCCTCGGTCTCCGCCGATGGCGTGGTGCTCGCCGGCAATGGTCGCGCTGCGGCCATCCGGCAGGCCTATGCGATGGGCAACGGCGATCCGTATCGGGCGATGGTCGAGCGCTATGGCTTCGATACCTCGGGAATGACCGAGCCGGTGCTGATCCGGCGGCTTGATGCGATGCCGCCGGAGCAGGCGCGGCAAATCGCCGTCGATAGCAATGTCCCGACCGCGCAGCGGATGTCGGGGACTGAGCAGGCGGCGATCGACGCGCAAAGCCTGACGCCCGATCTGCTGGCGCAATACAATCCGCTGCTGACCGGCGGTTCTACTGCGGCCGGCAATCGGAGTTTCGTGCGGGCATGGGTCGCCACGCTGCCGGAAAGCGAGCGCAACGCCGCTATGGGGGCGGATGGCGCTATCTCGGCAGATGGCGTGCGTCGCCTGCAGGGTGCGATGTTGTCGGTGGCCTATGCCGACAAGGGCACGCTCTCGCGCTCGCTGGAAAGCACCGACGATACGACGAAGGCGCTGACCGGGGCGCTGACCGATGCGGCGCCGGCCTGGGCGCAGCTGCAGGCCGAGATTACCGCCGGGCGGGTGCCGCCCGAGATGAACGTCGCGGCGCAGCTGACGCGTGCGGTCGACATGGTTCGCCAGGCGCGCGAGAAGGGGCAGACCATCGGCGACGCGCTGGGGCAGGGCGATGTGTTAAACCCGCTCGATCCGGTCACTGCGGGCTTCCTGCGGGCGTTTGCCAATCCGGCGCTGACCGGGGCGGCGTCGCGGTCGTTGGTGGCCGATATCCTGCGGCGCTATGCCATCGAAGCCGGCAAGACTTCGACTGCTGCGGGGCTGTTTGGCGACGCCGAGCCGCCGATCGCGCCGGCTGATATCGTGGCGACGGTGACCGCGGCCGCCCACGCCAAGACGCCAATCGCTGAGGCCTCGGCGCCGGTCGCGCCGGCCACCGTTGCCGGTAAGGTCCAATCTGCGCCACCGCCGGCGCCGGCTGCCGCTGTCTCTGCGGGCGCGTCGCTCGCCCCTGCGCTCGCACCGGCTGGCGCCGCTATCACGCCGACCGGTGCATTCGGCCGCACTGCGCGCGAGATCCGGGGCCAGCAGGCCGATATGGAGTTGGCGGACCTGATGCGAACGCCGCAGCCTGGCGACGCGCGGGACATCATTCCGGGTGCTCCCCAGACGAAGGCGGAAATTGAACAGTCGCCGTCGCTCTCGCGGGAAGCGAAGGGCTTGCGGATGGAATTCCGCGAGGGGTTCAATGAGGATGAAAAAGCCAATAACGAGGTGTATCATCGTCATATTGATGAAGTAACGCCGTCATTTGAAAATCTCGGCACTATGGCAGATACGCGCCAGACGCAATGGCAAGCGGACGAACGGCGGGTCTTTGGCGCTGATCCGAACGGGCCGCCGGTCAGCACAGAGCCGCTCGTGCAGCACTTTGACGGTATCTTCGACGATCCGGTCCAGAAGTATAATTCCTACCTGCGCGATGCTTTTGCGCCATTTGTCAAACTTCTGACTGATGGCAATGGCGATCCGATCGTCCTGGGCGCCCACGAACTCTATGGCATCCGTCAGGAGATGCAGCGCACGGTGAAGGAGATGGCGACGAATGATAAGCTGGCGCAAGTGCGCGGTGAGTTCGGGACGCTGCTGAAGCTGACCGATAGCGTCATTATGGGCGGCGCACAGGCGTACCGGGAGATGATGAACAACTACCGGAACGCATCGATGGCGATCAATGCCGGGCAACGCCTGGCGGAAGGCGCGTTGAAGATCACCAACGGCTCCGACCGGGTGATTACCTTCGGCAAATTCGACACGTTCATGAAAAACCTCTGGCTCGAGCGGCATGGGCCGAACGCGTATGCGCCGGCCAAGGATATCCCGCAGGCGACATGGGATCATTTGATGCTGCTGCACGAACGTCTCGCGCGTTCGGCGTCGGATCAGGAACTAGCTCGGACGCGCGGTTCGGATACCACGCAACTGATGATGGAGATGGGCCGCAAGGGGCTGTTGGGCGCTGCTGGGGTCGCTCTCGCGCCGGTGACGCATGGGCTCTCTACCATCACCATCCCGCTGATCACGAAGCAGATCGAGCGAAATCGCAATTTAAAGCTGGTCGAGCAGCACCGCCATCCCGACTTGAGCAAGTATCCGACGCCTGGCCCGTAATCCCGAAAGGACTTTCCCATGAACCGCATCTTTGTGACCGGCCTGGCGCTGCTGGCGCTGGGCTCGACGGCGCGTGCTGCGACCGAAACAACCTTCGCGCCGCTGACAATCAATCCACTCGACATCTCGACCGTGACCACGGGCGGCACCGCGGTGGTGGCGCTCGGGCCGGGGGAGCATACCGCCGGCGGGTGGATTCAAAATCCAACGACGGCAACCATCACCCTCTGCATCAATGAGGCGGGCGTCGCTTCTGGCACTACGTCGGCGGGCAGCACAACCTGCATCGCGCCGGGAGTTATCTATCAGTTGGCGCGCTCCATCGGGCCGGTGTCGGTGATCTCGTCGGATAGCGCACACCCGTTCAGCGGCTATGGTCTGCGCTGAATAGGTTTCCCTGTGCCGGACCAGCCGCACAACATCCCGGTCCCCGATCCTAGCGTCCTCACGACCGAGCAGCTGCACCGTGAACTAGCATCGCTGCGGTCAATCATCGAGATCCGGCTCGATGGGATGGACAGAGCGGCACAGCTGCTTGCGTCCAATGTCGCGCGAGTGCCGACTGACACGGACAAGCAGATCGACCATCTGCGCGGTCTGCACGGGGAAAAGTTTACCAGCGTGGAGACGCGGTTTCGCGAGCGAGACGTGCGTGTGGCGGCGTCTGAAGCGGCGTCGGTGACCGCTGTCAATGCCGCATTGCAAGCGCAGAAAGAGGCGGCCGGGGCGCAGAACGCCGCGAATTCCGCAGCGATCGGCAAGAGCGAGGCGGCCACGGCGGATCAGATCAAAGGGATATTGGCGCAACTCGCAAGTAACACCAAAGCCACCGACGACAAAATCGCCGACATCAACCGTCGGCTGGATCGCGGCGAGGGGGCAGGGTCCGGGCGCGCGAGTAATCAGGCGACAATGCTTGCCGTCGCAGCCCTGGTTGTTGCGATCGTTGTTGGCGGGTATGGGATTTTTCACTCAGTGTCACCGCCGACGCCGCCGGCGCTCGGGATCGATAGTAAGCGGGTGGACGATCTGGTCGCGCGCTTGGACAGCATGTCGCGCCACCTCGACGCGATCGCGCCGCCACCAAAATAAACATTTAGCATTAGGTAATATTCATATGAGCACCACACCGGCGAGCGTCCTGGCGCTGTTCAAGCGCATCCAGGGCAAGCAGGTCTTGAGTTTCCAGTTCACCGAAATCCAGGGGTTGAAACAGACTCAGCCGGGTGGCGCCATCGCGCAGATCCAGTCCAACACCGGGAACTGGTTGGGTGGTATTGGTGGCGATTACTGGTGGTTCGGCTCCACCTCGCCCACCGCCGACACGACATTCAACGCCGCGGCGCTGGATTACGCCAAAAACGGCGGCCTGATCACCTTGATCCTGTCGCTGCCGAACCCGACCTCGGGTGGTTATTCCGGCGACACGTCGAAACTGGACGTGGCGGGCCTGCTCACGCCCGGCACGGCGACGAACACCGCCCTGCTGCGCATGCTCGACAGCGTTGCGGTGGGGCTGGCCGAACTCGATGCTGCCGGCGTGCCCGTCATGCTGCGCATTCTGCATGAACTGAACGGCAACTGGTTCTGGTGGGGTGCTGGCGTGTTGTCCGCCGCGCAGTTCATCGCGCTGTGGAAGTTCGTGCACGACTATTTCACGAAAACCAAAGCGCTCAAAAACCTGCTGTGGGTCTGGAGCGTCAACGCCGGCATGAGCGGGATGCCCGCTCTCGATCGTTACCCGGGCGATGCCTATGTCGATCTGACCGGGCTCGACTTCTACGCATCCGATCCCGCATCGGCCGCGCCGGATTATGAAATCCTGATGACCTTGGGCAAGCCGGTCTGTTTGTCTGAATTTGGCAGCGGCGGTGCCGGCGCGGCGGATAGCGGCTTCAATCAGGGTGTGCTGAATGCTGCGCTCAAGGCCCAGATGCCGCAGGCGGTATGGTGGCAGCAATGGTGGGCGCCCTGGGGCATGGAACTCATGCAGGGCACCCAGGCATCCTTGGACGACCCGCGCGTTGCCAACCGCGGGGATTTCTCCGCCAGCGTCGGGACCGGCCCCACGCCTACGCCGACCCCCACGCCAGCCCCAGCGCCCACGCCTGTACCGACCCCAACGCCGGGCGTTCTAACCCGGACCTCGGGTGGCTCGGTCACCGATGCGGCGGGCCGGGCCTGGACGCTGACGGCGGCCGGGGACGTGCTGCTCAACGGTGCGGTTGTCGCCGGCGGGGCGGGCACGGCTGAGCTGGCCGCCGTTGTGGGGGTTATCTATGGCCAGGACGCCACCAGCCTCGCCTGGTGGTCGAATGTCGCCGGGGCCTGGGTCGGGCCGTTCGCGACCCTGCCGACGGCCGATCCGGCACCACCAACGCCCACACCGACGCCTACGCCTACCCCGACACCCGCGCCAACGCCGACGCCGGTGCCGGTGCCGGTGCCGCCGGCGGTCACGCATCTGACGTTGCAGGCGCAACTCGATGCGGTGGTGGTGACGCTGGGGGTGATTCGCGCAGGGCTCACTGGTCTCAGGCCGTGACCGACACGTTCGATGCCGCCGCTCTGCGCGCCGCTCTGACGCTCGATGAGGGGCGGAAGGCGTTCCCCTACAGCGACAGCCGGGGATTCTTGAGCATCGGGATTGGCCGCAACTTGACCGGTGTGGGCCTGTCGGGGGCAGAGATCGATTATTTGTTCGGCAACGACGTCGCCGAGGCCTGCGCCGTGCTCGATGCCAAGATCCCCTGGTGGCGCGCTCTGCCGCCGGCGCAGCAGCGGGTGATGATCAACCTCTGCTTCAACATGGGTTGGACCACGTTTTCCGGGTTCGGAAGATTTCTCGCCGCGATGCAAGCGCAGTCCTGGGCGCGCGCGGCGGGGGAATTGGCTGACAGTCTTTGGTACCGTCAGGTCGGTACCCGCGGCCCGCGCATGATCGCGCGGTTAACATCCATCACAATCGGAGACCAAACATGAGCAGTTTCTCGGATTTCCTGGCCGCGATCGAACACGGGGCGGCGTCGGTCTACCACCAGGTGCTGAGCACCGGCACCGAGATCGTCGGCTGGGGCAGCGATCCCGCCGTGGCGCCGCTGCTGGCGATGGGTGCGGGGGTCGCCAACGCCGCGCTCGAGCGGGTCGGGGTCACGGGTGCCGGGGTGGTCGAGGCGGACATCGCCGCCGGGCTGAAGACGATCGCCGCGGCGGATCCCACCGTGCCGTCCATGGGCAGCCTCTCTGCGCTGCTCGGGTTGGCCGGCAACGTCGTTTCCGTCGTCATGCCCGGGGCGGCTGGGATCATCGCCGGGGTCGAGGGGTTGGCCGGGGTCGCCGAGAGCCTCATCGTCAGCGCCGCCACGCCTGCCGCCAGCACGGCGCCGGCTGCATAAGGGGGTCGCCATGAGTCCGGTCGTCCTGATTGTCATTGTGTTGCTGCTGCTGTTCGCCGTGGGCGGCTACTGGGAGCATTCCGCAGGTTGGTACTCCGGCGGCAATGGCTACTACGGGTACGGTTTTGGCGGGGTGGGCTTGATCGTGCTGATTCTGGGGCTGTTTCTGCTGTTCCGCTGAGGTGTCCACCCGCGCGGGCGTTTGGCCTCCGTCCTTCGGGGCGGAGGCTATTTTTGTGTTAAAGCTCCAGCCTGTTCAACAGGTAGGATTGTGGGATGTTCACCCCTGACTTCGGAGGACATCGCTTTGCGGATTTCTGTCTGGGACGAACGGTGCAGCAGTGGTGCAGAAACTGCGGGCTATCAGCTTTCGTCGCAACAAGCTCTTGGGAGCCGTGCCTGCATCCTGATGCGACCGGCGGCGGCGCCTACGAGATCCAGGAGGAGATGCGCGACCGGATATGGAGAGAGATCGTAAATTCATCGCGCAGCTAAGGCGGGTATGTAGCCAAGTCTGCGGGGGAAACGTGAAGCTAGGATTGCCGCGGCTTTGCCAGAAATAGGGCAATCCCGGCTCAGATCGGGTAAAGCAATTTCGTCCGCTTGTCAGCGGGCGAGGTCCTCGGGCAGCGGGCGCAATGCATCGCGGATACTCTCGCGCATCTCCTCCGGGGCGGCCCTGATGATATCACAGTGCAGGCAGATTGGTTTTGCCGGTGGCGCACCGAGGACCTTCAGCGGTTTGCCGCAGTCCGTGCAGGTGACGAGATACCAGGTCTTGGGATCGGCCGCGCCGGTCACTGTCTATGCGCAGGTGGTCTGGTGTTCGCTGTTCATTGCTGCAAAGCCCTCTCGTTCCAGCCCATGCTCCACGACAGCCTGCGCAGAGTGAGTGCGTCGGTTCCATGCGGATTCTCGTGGAATTGAGAACCGCCACGATGCGCTAGAACACCATCAGCGAAGGCGTCGATGTCGATGTCACGCAGTGAGAGGTGGTCCTTGCGGATAGCCCGCACATAGCCATCGTCCTCGGTGGTATCGGATTTGGTCGGGACTTCCTTCATGGTCTTTCCACCACATGCTCGGTTTGCTGCTGTTCGTGGAGCATGCGGAGGATGGAGATAGCGCATTCGAGATGTCCGGCGGCAAGCAGATAAAGGCGGCGCTGTAGGGAGAGGGCGGCGGTTTCGAGCTGGCGCTTGGCGTTGTCGTGGAGGATGTGTGCGTCCGTCATCCGTCGGGCTCCAGCTGCTGCAATGCGTGAAGGCATGCGCCGGCCGGCAGCACGTATTGGCATGCGCCGGGGCATTTCCGGCGCGGAAAGCGCACGCATGGCGGTAATGGCTGGGGCTTTGGCGTCATCAGTCGGCTCCGGCCACGTTGGCGTCGGCGATCAGCTTATCAAAGTGTTCTGTACGGGCCACGACGACTAGGCCGAAGTTCACGGGATCGAACGGGCGGGGTTGATCTGGCGCTTGCAACAGGTAGCCCTTTTCCATCAGCCGGCGCGCGGCGGCCACGCGGCGAGGCGTGATCAGAAGATGGCCGTTCTCAACGGTTCGGCGCGCGAAAAGACAGTCCCGCATCAGCGTCGTTTCGCGCGGCTTCAGTTTGGTGCGCCGGCAGGCATCGAAGAGAACCGCGTAAGGGTCGATTGCGGGCTGCGTCGGCGCTTCGGTCATTTCGGAAAGTCCACGTTGCCGCTGAGGACGGTATGCGCCCATTGCTCGGCGGATTCGCGCGTCGGCGCCGGGATCGACACCACGCATTCGGGGTCAAACTGGCCGTTGCCGATGAACTGGACGAGTGAGATCAGGGCGACGCAGGGGTTTCCGCCGGCATCGGTGCCGGTCCAGGCCCGGCACATGACATCGCCGGCCATGAAGAATTGTTCGGTCTGTTCGAGTGTCAACTTCATGTCGATCGTTCCCATCCCATTCTCTCGTCCAGATCACGGTGCGCGTCGTCGCGTTCCTCGCGTTGCATCGCGCGGGCCTCACGTTCGCACTCAGACTTTCCGCACGTGTCGCCTTTCTCGTAGAAGCGGCTATCGATTTCGCCCAGCGAGTCGCCGCAATACCAACAGAACCGCTCTTTCGTCATCGCTCAATTCCTTGGCTAGCGCTTCAAAGAAACTAATCCCGCACCCTCACCCCTGCGTCGGCGGGACGTAGTCCGCTGGCGGTCGTTGGAACAGCGGTTTCTCGACGTTCAATTCATCGGCGATGTCTTTGCCCACCGCTTCGTGCAGCATCATGAGCATCCGCGCATGCTCGACGGGGAGTACCGCCACCAGGCGTTTGACGTCCTGGGGCAGGTGCTGCAGCACCGCGTGCCGGATCGCGGCGACGCTGCTCACCGAACCCATGGCGGCCAGTTTGGCTTCGCTCAACCGTGGATCGTCGGTCTCGATCACCAGCATGGCCACGAAGGCATAGGCTTCTCCGCGTTTGTCAGCCATGGGTTGTCTCGATGAAGCGGTACCGGAGTTCCCGCCCGGAACCGGTCAACACCTTCATATCCAGGCCGCGCCGCTTGGCTAACAGCCGCAGCGTCGATGGGTAGGGCAACCTCTCCCAGCCGGCGGCGATCATCAGCTGCTCGCGGGAGGCACCTTTCGGCGACTTGCCGAGTTCGAACATCGCCAGGATCCGGTCGGTTGGGATCCGTTTCGGCCCGCGGGTCGGTCTCGGCGTCGGCGGCGGGGGCGCGCTGGCGGGAGCGGTTGTGGCGACGCCAAGCACGGCCGCGGCGCGCTGGCGCCACAGGATCGCCACCTGTTCGGCGGTCGCCGCGAGAGCCAGGAATCGCTCGGCGTCTTGCACGTCGGAAAGCGCGACTGACATTGTTGATAGTCCCCCATTCGTTTTTTGTGTGAACTTTATAGCCTGGCGATCAGATCCGAGTCGAGATACGGATTATGTCTTTTCAAGCGACGTTAGCGGGGCTGATCCGCTCGGCGGCTATCCGGGAAAAAGTGTGGGCGAAGGCGTTGACATATAGGGCCATTGGCCCTATGTCTCGATTGCCTAAACGGACAACAAGGAACGCCACCATGGAAAAGATCAACGCAGTAGCCGCCGAACTTCGGGCTTCCCTGCCGAAGGGAGAATTCAGCGAAGCTGATATTCAACATGCCGCCCGCTGGCTGGTGGCGAACTGGCCCAAGGCGGCCCGCTAGGGTCTCGATTACGACCAGCGCGTACGCAAATTGAGCCACTTCGGACCCTCCGATTTGCGTTCCGCCCGCAGCGCCCTCGGCCTCAGTGCCGAGGGCTTCGCGCGTCTGATTGGCGTCGAGAGCGGTCGCACTGTGCGCCGCTGGGAGGCGGGGGAACGCGACATCCCCGGCCCCGTGCGGGTGCTAACAGGAGCGCTCATGGAAAGCCGCGCAGTGCGTAGATATTTCGGTGTCGCGATTGAGACGGATTATGTCTTTTCAAGCGACGTTAGCGGGGCTGATCCACAGGCTGAACGATATTAATCGCTTTCTGGCCGGGCTCGACGTCCTCGATCCAGACCCGTTTGCCGGGAACCGCCTTGAGCACCGGCTGCATGCCGAACGCTTCAAGGATCATGTTGACGGCCTCGACCGACGGCATCTTGCCCGGGCGATCGACACTGACGCTGATGTGGTGGCAGAGCCCGCTCGGCTGACGCTCATGCGAATAGGTCACGTAATAGCCGACCGGCAACTCGATCGACAGCATCCGGCCCATCATGTCGCGATAGCCCGCCAGGTCTTCGTTGGCCGCGTCCAGCGCCCGCTGCGGGCTCATCACACCGGCCGCGGCGACGGCGATCAGCTCGGCGATCTTCTGGCGTTCGGGTTCACCGATGAGTAGGGCGGCCATGGTTCAATCCTCCATCTGGCATGATTGTGCATAATTTCGTAACTGCGCAATTCCGCAGCGTTCACGCTCGGTTCGTCTCCGCGCTCTCAAAAATCGGATTAACATAATGTTCATTATACGGGGCGGCAGACACGATCTAACCAATTGATCCAAAACGAAAAACGCTGTTGCAACGAGGTGGCGGCAAGTCGCCGGCGGATCAAACCCCGTTCCACTTCTGAGAAATGAGCGCGAAATCGGGCAATCGTCGTGGCTTCTCAATGCCTTGTCGGCCAAGCTATAACTTGGCGATCAGATCCAGCAGATCCTGGTCCAGATACGGCTGATAGCCATCGCCGGTTTCCAGATTGCCAGACCGGATGCGCCAGGGCGAAGCGTTGCTGTGATATCATGGGTTTCCTCCGGGGGGCAGCTGCGGCCCTATCATTAGCAGGGTTTGCCCATTTTCGGCGATAGTTTGCCCGTTTTCGGCTTTGGTTTGCCTGCGCTTGGGCGGGGGCAGGCCGCGGGCTGCCCGCATGTAGCGCTGGAGGGTGATCGCGGCGTCTCGGCCGAGGCCTTTGGGTGCCTCTTTGGCGGCCAGGGCGGCGAGGGTGGCGTTCAGCAGCGCGGCCATGCCGGCGAGGTCGATCTCCGGCAGGGCGGGCTGTGCCGGCTGTGCTGGCGGCTCTGGTCTGCCGGGCGGGATGACTTGGTTTGCCGTATGCGGGTCGGTCACGCGGTCGACCGTCTCGATCATCCACTCTCCCATCGTCTGGTCGGCGGCGTTGGCCGCTTTCAGCGCCTTCTGCTTGGTCTCTCGCGGGACTTTCTTAATTGTCCAAGAAGCCAGGTCTGCCGGGTCTGCCATGGTTTTCCCCTCTGGTTTGCCCGGAGGGTTTGCCTATCGGTTTGCTGTTGTCAAACGATTCGTGTCATTTGCCCTCGCACGCTACTTGTTGAGCCGCATAGACAGCGGGACTTCATCGAAAGGTTGGGGACATGACTGACGAGCTAGAATTGGCGGACATATATCTGATTTGGAGTCATGAACACGCGCGGTGGTGGGGACCGGGCAGGTGCGGATACGTCGTTAGCATATCCGAGGCTGGCCAGTACACCCGCGAGCAGGCGTTGCAAATATGCCGGAAAGCCATACCCGGCACCGCGCATGACCTGGGCCGGCTTCCCGAACTGCCGGTTCGCTTGGCCGACGTGCTGGCGTTCACCTCGGGGTTTCTCGCCGAGTATCCTGGGCACGGCGGGGAGTGGTCGCGATGACCGCGCGCTTCTAGCGGTCACGCAAAAAACCCCGGCGCGTCGGGTGACGCGGCCGGGCAGGTAAGGGGGGAAACGTCCAACAGACGGCCAGCGACTCCGGCTGGCCGAATATTTCGTTTGTAGCACGTCGGCGGCTTCGGCCTTCGTTATTTCTTCGGGGCGCGGGCGGCGGTGACCGCGGCGAGCACCGCCGCCCGGGCGTCATCGGTGCTGATCGGCGGCAGCGGCCACACCGGGCGGTCGTGCAGCGCGCACCATAGTTCGATCCAGTCGAGGCCGCCGGCTGCGTTGATCGCTTCCAGTGTGGCGCCGTGGGTCTGCTCGATGCACTGGCGGTGCTTGGCGATCACGCTGAGGTCGAGCGCCGCATAGGGGCCGCCGTTGCGCACGACAAACCATCGGCTGAGGTCGAGCCGGCAGATCAGTTGCGGACGCGTGGATAGACCAGGTCGGCCACGATCTGTGCCGCGCGCGCGGTCGGAAACAGTTTGCCGCAGCACGGACAGTTTCGCACCGCCGGCCAGCCGCAGGCATGGACGGCGATCCAGGCGCCGTCGTCGTCCTGGCGCACCGTGACAAGATCATCCACGCGGGTGTTGCCGATCCATTGTTCCCTGGTTGTGTCGCTCACTGGCGGGGGCCTTCGGTCGTGCTAAAAGTAACGAGCCGGATGCTGACGATCTGATTTGCCTGGTGCATCGCTGTTTGCTGGATGCGCCGTGCGCTGGGTTCCAGCATCTCGGCTGTGGCGCGACGCGACGAGAAGAGGGGCATCATGCCTAAACCTTCGAAGCCGCTCGCCATGATTCCCTCGGTGCCGTCCGGGTAAGTCGCGATCCAGCAGTGGAGTTCCCGGATGAATTGTCCGGGCGTCGGATCGGAAGCGATCAAGCGAGCCTCGGCGGTGTTATCGTCAGACATCATTCTTCCACCTTTACATCGTAGCCTTTGAAGATCGCGCGCCACACAAACTTGGTCGCTTCCCAGAATCCCATGAAGACCATACGGCCATCCGGCAGCGTCACCAGCACCTCGCCTTCGTCGGTGACGCTGGTCTGGATTACTGGCTTCGGGTCAGTCATCATCTTCCACCCTTACATCGTAGCATTCACGATCGCCCAGCTAGCATATCTGCGCCGAAGCGACGCAGTTCCTCATACCAGCTTTCCACACGGCTGAGGTCCGCGTCTGTTAGATCGTCGCTGGGATCTAGGCATGTCGTCACCATGGCCATCAGCGATGCCACACCCGAGTAGAACGCGCGCCGCATCTCACTTCGCTGCTTCGGCGAGTGCTGGTCCGTGACGCACTCCGCTTCCCACGAGGCCCATTCTCCCGCGATCGTTGTCTGGATGTTCTGGTCGTTGATGTTCATTCCCATCCCCTCGCTTCTGACGTCTTGGGAGCGCTGGATTCGCCTAAAATATGCTCTACATCAATGACGCTGCCGTCCTCGATCTCATCGAAATGTTCCAAGAGCCACAGGTGCGCCTGCGGCATGGTGCGGGAGCCGCTGCGCCAGTCGTAGGGGTCGCTGTGCGCTTCCTGGTCATTGAGCCGCATCAGCACGACGCCGTCGCCGTGAAAGCCGACGTGACGCATCAGGTAACCCTGCGCATCGTTGGCCGCGATCATGCGGACGGCGATCGCCGGGATGAAAGTATGCCGATCCCTGATTTCCACAGCCTTGATGATCATGGTTTGGTTCCCCGTTTCCGCGTGGCTGTTTCTGGCGCGCGATCGTTACCCTGCTTGACGTCGGCGGTCATCCAGAACACGCGCGGGCCTTTGATGGGACCGGCCAGGTCTTCGCCGTTGGCGTCTCCGTTCGGGCGCGGCAGGTGCTCGGTGCCGGTGGCGTCGAGCAGTTCGGTCAGGCGGGTCTGGACGGCGTCGATGGTGGCGGCGTCTTCAGCGGTGATGGTTACCCGCAGGCGGATTTGCTTCATCTCAGGCGGCCGGCGCGGTGGCGGCGTGGGCTGCCAGCATGCGGTCGTTCAGGGCGCGTCCTGCCGGGGTCGGGGCGAGCAGGGTAATGCGTCGGTCGGCGGGGCTTTCGGCGCGGGTAAGAAGGCCGCGGTCGGCCAGACGCAGGGCGTGGCGCGACAGGGCGCCTTGGTCGATGTCGAGTGCGGCGGCGAGGCTGGAAACCGATACCGGCGCGGCCTCGGCGCAGAGCGCGCCGAGGATCTGCAGGTGCCGGGGATGCAGCCGGCCGGCTTCGGCGTCGGCCGCGATTAACGCCGAAAACGCCCACAGGTGAGTCATGGCGGCGGTGTTCATTGCGCTGCTCCGGCCCCTAGTTGGTGGGCTTTTTCACCGAACGCCTGGTCAGCCCGCTCGAACAGCGGCCGGTTCTCCCGGCGCAGTCGCACCATCAGGGTCTGCACCGCATGGGCCTTCGAGAATTCAGCGAACGCAAACTTCGTCGTCATCGTCTCGAGGTCGATCAGCAGGTTCGCCAGCGCGCGGTCGTCGGCGGATGATGCGACGGTCGCGCCACCGGCATTCGGCAGCTTGTTGCCGACCATCAGTTGGCCGAGCCACAGCGGTGGATGGGCGTCGATCGCGGCGGCGCGCGCGGCGATGGCCTTGATGACGATGAGGCGCGGCGCCATCGGGCAGGCTTTAATGACCGCCTTCTGCGCCTCGAGCCAGGCGTCGAACATGCTGGCGCTGACCGCTGGCAGGGCCTCGGCGATGGCCTGTTTGTAGAGCGGCCAGGAGGACTTGCCTTTGTCGAGCGGCGGCTCGACGCGTACGATCTGCGGCTCGGCCGGCCGGATGCGGATATCGGACAGGATTTCCGCGGCGTCGATATCGCGGCGTGCGTCTTCGATGGCGTCGGCATTGTGCTCGAGCAGGGCGATGTTGCCCTCGCTCTCATTCCACAGCACCACCAGGTCGCGGGCGAACGCGATGGGGTTGTCGTAAAGCAGGCCCCGCGGCTCGCCGCGCTGGTCGATCAGATAGGTTTCAAACGCCGGGGCGGCTGGGCGCTCTTTGCGCGTGTCGGCTGCCTTTTGTGTGGTCTCTCCTGCCGGCGCCGGCGCGAAGCGCAGCAGGGCGGCCTGCAGGGCTTTCTCAACCTTGGTCTTGGCGTCATCTGGGGCGGTGGCGAGCGTGGTGCGGACGCCGTCCAGGGCCATCAGGAGGCGCGCGTCGGCGGCCGTCGGTGCGCGGCCGAGCGATTGGATCAGGACTTGCAGCCAGTCCCAGGCGTTCTCCTGCTCCGACAGCTTGAGGATGACGTCGGTGAGCCAGGGGCTTTGCCGGGCGGCGGCGCGGCGCGGCGGTGGCTGCCGGTCTGCTGTCTGTCGGCCGCCGGCGGCGTTGCCGTCGTCGTCTTCGTTGCCGATGACGACGTTGAAAATGAGGGTGGTCAAATAGCGGCGCAAATATTGGATTGCCGATGCACGGCCGTGGATCTGGGTTTTGTTAAGGCTTCCCTTAATGCCGACGTTGTCGACCGGCATTTGCAAATGATAGTTCTTGGTATGCCCTCTAGTGTGTTCGACGAAGCACTCCAGGCGGATTTCGTTTTGGTCGTCCGGCTCCGTTTCGCTGAAACTCAGGGTAAACCCGTGTGTGGTGTAGATCGGCGTCAGGACTTCGAGGATGGCCTCTAGCCTTGCATAGCGGCTGCGGGTTTCCGGGTTGACCGCATCGCGCACGATCGTCGGCATTTCTGCCTGCACGCGGTTCATCGCCTGGGTGTACGCCAGTTTGGCGTCGCGGCCTTCGTCCTCGAGGCGCTGGGCGCGCTGGCGGTCTTCCTGCTCGTGCTGCATGCGCACGAGGACTTCGAGCTTGGCGACATCGACGGCCGGGTTGGTCGCGTAGTTGAGGATCGCGGCCAGCACCGAGGTTGGCGAGATCACCGATACGGCGGTCTCGGCGGGGGCGGTGGTGGTGATTTCGTTCATGCGGGATGACTCCTCGTCTGGGTGTGGGGCGACCTGGAGGTCGCTCATCGCGGGCGTATCGTTAAAGTGGTCGACGGCGGGGACGGCAGCGCGCCGGGCACCGGGCCGAGGGCCAGTTCCGCCAGGATCGCGGCCTTGTCGGGTGCCAGGGTGGTGGTCTCTCTGACCAGCGACGGCATCAGCGCGATCAGGGCGTCGAGGTCGGTGACGATCGCGCTCGGGCGGCTATCTGTGATCGTCAGGCTGGCTTCGGCGGCCTTGTGTTTGCGCAGTCCCACCTCTGCCATGACCGCCTGCAGCGTGGCGCGGTAGGTTTCCTCCTGGCGCTGGAAGCGGGCCTTGCGGCTCTGCAGATCGCTGACGCGCTGGCCGGCGGCGGCGGCCATCGCTTTGGCCTCCAGGGCGGCCGCGATGAGCCGGTCGAGCACCGTGGCGAGGTCGATGCCTTCCTCGGCGAGCGAGGCCAGCACGTCGTCTTCCTCGATGATCTGGCCGTGCTCGTTGCGCAGCACATCCAGCGTCGACATCGCGGCGGACATCACCCGCTGCAGCGTGAATGACGAGGGCGGTCGAACTTCGTTCATGTCGACATTTCCTTCACGATGCGTGAACGCATGGAAATGTCAGTCATGGGCGTGGCCTCGTCTGTACAGGCACCTGGTGGGGCAGGAGGGGGTCGGTCGGCGCCTCGTTGGCCAGCTGGTCGATGAACCGTTCCAGGCGTTCGACCTGCGACGCGATCTCGGGAATCTGGGCCAGGGTGAAGTAGTCGGGATTGTCCGCGATGCTGCGGAGCCGGGCGGCAAGATAGGTCATGCTGTGGTCCTTGGTTGGGTGTCCTCGTGCGTTAGAGTGCGCGGCGCGGGTTATGTGCGTGTCGCGTTTGTATTGAGGGGCATTTTGGCCGGCGATGCAATGTGCAAAACGCAAAGACAGGTCAGATTTGTAGAGAAATCGGACGCAAAAACGCCGCGCGCGGGGTTCCCGCGGCGCGGCGCTTAGGTCGGCGTCGGCGTTGCTTAGTGGTTGGTAATGCGCGCGGGCAAATGCCGGCGAACGAATTCCACCGGGCTGGCGGCGAACACCAGGGCCTCGCGGATGGTGCGGCCGTTGAAGCTGGTCACCGTGGTTTGGCCGCCCCGATCAGTGATCATTTGGCCGACCAGCACGACGCCGTCGTCCAGCTTGATGACGCATTCGATGTTGTCAAGGTCGGTCAGGTCATACCGGCCGGGGCGCAGCTGCTGGTAGAATAAGACGTCGCCGTTGCTGTATTTCTCGCCGATATCGTTTCCCGACACAACCAAAGCCATCAACCCGTCAACTTCGGGGACGACGGTTTCTTGGGCGGGTGCGCTTTGTTTCAAGGGCTCGATTTCCCCCCCGTGTCCGATGTAGCCAAATATACGGACAGTGGGCGCGGAATGCAAACGCTCGCCGAATAGCAACGTTCCTGCAGGCAACCCCAAAAACCTGGAGTACAACGCTGCGTTTTCCGCGGTAATGTCGCGAAGTCCGTTCTCATGGTGCTGATAAGTCACGGTCTTGATGCCACAGTGTCTGGCGAACGCGGACGCGCTCGGAAAGCCAGCTAGTTCGCGAGCCTGTCGCAGTCGCCTGGCTGGGGCGGAGGCCATAAACATCGGGTGCGTGCTCCTGGTCGAATGGGTCACAAAGAATCTTCACAACCGAGAGTGGTTGTCTCTTGACGGATTGCGTGCAAGCTGAACAGTCTGTGCAGATGATGACATCCGTGGCAATGGCGCCGGCGGCGCCAATCGCGACCCACCGATCGCTGCTCGAGCGGTGGCCTGACTTTGCCCAAATCGCCCTGGATCTCGGCGTCTCGATTGAGACGGTGCGGTCCTGGCATCGGCGGGACGTGATTGCCGAGCGTCATTGGGAGGCGCTGGCCGAGAGCGCGCGCCGGGCGGGTGTGGCTGGTATCTCGTATGACTCCTTCAGGCAGGTCGCGGCGGCGCGCCGACGCTAGGCGGCTTAACCGCGCCTTCCTGCTCCTGCATGACATGGTCGGTTCGATGATACGGGCCTTCCAGGCTGATGTGCAAGTTGCACAGGATTCGCGATGAAAATCAAAATTTTTACTAGAGGGCCAAATAATGCCGCTCGATCAAGCCATGGAGACGATGATCAATTCTGATTCCGCCGCCGACTGGATGCGGCAATATCAGACCCAGAAACGCGTCTGCGCCGAGGAAAACGGCGTGCTGCGCAACATCGTCAAGCGCGCCAAGGCGGACGGCATGCCGATCAAGGCGATGATCGCCACGGTCGCAGCGAGCAAACTGGATCCCGAGGAGGTGCAGCGCGATTTGCGCGACCGGCTGCGGCTGATGTCGATCAAGCGAATCGAGGTCGATCGCGATTCGCTGTTCGATTGGGACACCGCGGTCACCGCGCAAACGCGCCAGGCCGACGACGCGTGGACCGCCGGCGACAAGGGCTACCGGGCGGGTCGGCACGGCACGCCGGCTGAGGAGTGCCCGTACGAGGCGGGCGCGCCGCTGGCGGTGGCGTGGCTGGTCGACTGGCGCAAGGGACAGGCGTCGATCGCGCGGGAGTTGGGGCAGAACGCCAGCCAGGCATCGGCATCGCGGGCACGGCCGCAGCGGTCGGCGCAGCAGCAGGGCGATCTCGGGGTGGCGGCGAACGGTGCGGCGAAAAAGCGCACCCGGGGCCCGGGGCGGAAGAACGGCGCGGTGCGGGCACCGCGCGACAAGGTCAGGGATTCGGCCACGGCCCACTAGGGTGTCGTGGCGGTTCCTGGGGGCGTCCTAGCCCTCGATCTGTCGTCCGTGACGGGCACCGCGTACGGCCACGTGACGGATAACGCGCCGAGCTTCGGCACCTGGCATCTCCCGCTCATCGGCGGGGAGGGCGCGCGCTATGCCGCGTTTGAAAATGAAATGGCCGCCATTATGGACGCCCTCTCGCCGTCGCGCGTGATCCTCGAGGCGCCACTGTCGTTCGGGGCTCTGCTCGGGGTTAGCACCATGCGGGTGATGTGCCAGCAGCTGACATTGCGGGGCATCGCCTATGCCGAAGCCTGGCGGGCGTCGGTGCCGATCGAGGAGGTGTCGAGCGACATCGTGCGGCTCGCGATCCTCGGGCAAGCGCGGTTCAGCAAGGGCACCGTCAAGGGGGTGGTCGTGCGCTATTGCCGCGGCATCGGTCTCAAGGTTCCCGACGATAACGCCGCCGATGCGGTCATGACCTGGCTTTGGTATGTCGGCCAGCTGCGCGGCTCGCGGCGTGTCGCCGGGCCGCTGTTTGCGGCGGGGCGGGTGTCATGAACGGGCCCGGTTCACGCGTTTTACTGCGACTTGTCGATATTGCGATTCGCAGGCTAAATACAGTTCAGCCCTCATGTGTGCGCATGAGGGCTGCAGAACCGAAATCGTCTGGCCGGAGGCGGTCAAACGAAGGAGAGATCGCTGCCCTCCTTCTAATAAATCGCCTCTGGCCCGTCAAGCCGGAGGTATGCCCTGTGAATCCACACAATTTTGTAAGCTCGCGGTCATCTCTCGTGCGCGGGGGGCCGCGGCCATGAGCTTCACCGCACTCAACTGGGCGTGGGAGCAAAACTGCTCGTCAGGTGTCGCCAAGTCCGTCCTCGTTTATCTGGCAAATTGCGCCAGCCAGGAGGGTGGCGATTGCTTTCCGTCGATCCCGACGATCTGCCAGCGCACGCAACACACCGATCTGGCGGTCCGCAAAGCGCTCAAACAACTGGTTGCGGCAGATTTGCTCGAAATTGAGCCTCGTACGCTGTCGAACGGGCGTCAAACCAGCAATCTTTATCGTTTACCTGTCGTGTCGATCCAGCCTACCCCCTCGAATTCGCAGGGGTCGGAAGACGCCATTTATACCCCCTCGAATCCGCAGGGGTCGGAAGCCGAATATACACCCTCGATTTCGCGGGCCACCCCCGAAACCGACCCTGGGGGAGGGGGTGCGGATTCGAGGGGGAATCCTTCAGAAAGGAAAGATAGAGAAGAAAGAGAAGAAAGAACCTCCCTAGCGGGAGGTAGCGCGTGCGCGCACGCGACCACTCCCGCAGCGGGGTCAAACGTCGTCGTTTTGCGAGCCGCTGAGAAAGCCGCGATCGAGCGCGACATGGCGGATGCATGGAACGCGATGGCTGTCGACCGGGGTTTGCCAGCCGTGCGCGGGCTGACCAGGGACAGGCGCAAAAAGCTCGAACTGCGGATCGCATCGGTCGGGGTCGATGGGATGCTCGAGGCGATCGAAAAGGTTCGCGCGTCAGCTTTTTGCGCCGGGGAAAATGACCGTGGATGGGTGGCGGGATTTGATTTCCTGCTGCAGCCCAAAACCCTGACGAAGCTGTTGGAAGGATCGTACGACAACCGTCCGGCGGTGCGACGCGCGCGTACGGGCAGTCACGCTGCGTTTGAGCAGAAGCTGGGGCTTCGTCCGATGACGCCGACATTCGACCCCGAGCCTGTCGACAACACGCGGAGGATCGGCCAATGACGCCAACTCATCTTGTTGCCGTAACTGAGTGGCTGAACTGGGTAGCGCAGGGCACTGGGCTTCCCAGCGGTTCTGATCCAGAAGCCGTCATCAAAACCCGCGCGGTGATGGTGGGGGAAAAATACCCCGATACGCGGATGTTCTGCCAAGCATCGGCGGCGTTCGTTGCAATCGAGTGTGGCCTGATGTCGCTGCCGTCGGTCGGCATCCTTGGCAAATTTCTGGAAAAATGGTGGAGCAAAAACCAACCAGCACTCATAGCGCTGCCTGGGTTAGAAATTGCCGCGCCGGCAGATGCTCCGTTGACGCCAGCAGATCGTAATCAGGTCGACTCGTGGTTACGCGGGGTCGCCGGCGGCAAGGCGAGCGATTCGGATCTCGCGGGGCGGTTATCCATTGTCCGCAAGGTGGCTCCAGTGGGATTTAACTGGCTCGTGCGCAACAACCACACGGCGGGCGCAATCGCGGCACGCCTTGGGTGGATCGCCAATGAGCAGGGCGAGGCAGAGGACGACTACACCGATCCGAAGGCGATCCTCGTGTCGGTGCGCAACATCCTCGAGCCGCCGCATCCACAAGCAAACTACTGGTTGAAAGCGTTGCGCGCGGCCGTCGAGAGGAAGTCTCCCCATCTCGCCGGCCTCGTTCCTTTGTCGGTGTCAGACACCGTTTCCGGCTCCGATGTGGTCGGACCTAATCGCCAACCCACGCAGCAGCAGCGGGCGGAGATGGCGGCCGACGCTGGCATCGTCAAGGTCGACCGCCCGTCTGGTGCGTCCGTGCCCGGGGCGGCGCCGCATGGGTTCGTCGTGCGGTTCGAGGCCGTGCACGGGCGCAAACCTGGCGCGCTGTCGGCAGAGCAGCTCGCCGCGGTGCGCGAGAATAATCCCGCACTCAAGGCGGTGATGGAACGTCAGGCTGCCGAGCAGGCGGTGGACGAAACGGAGACGAAAGTGGAACCGGAAGCGAACCCAGGAATCGGCGGCGACTCGTTGCGTCCGGCGCTGTCGTGGGATGATCCGCCGCCCCAGCAGGCCGACAAGGTCGTGCCGTTGTTCGCGTGGCGGGCATGACGCGCAGGGGGCCGAGCATGGTTGACCTGGCCGCGCGGTCCCTGGCGCGTCAATGCGTGCTGTGCGGCAAGCCGGCCTGTGTCTGCTGCCCGGGCTCCGATGCGGTCTACCGCACGGTCGTGCGGGTCCGCCCGGATGGCAGCACCGTCAGGCACCGCCGGCTGGTGTCCGCGGCGGTGGCGGATGTCGATCTCTGCCTGGCGGACGCAGCGGCGCGCTGGGGCGGGGGAGCGCCGGCCAAGCCGCAGCGACGGGTGCGATGACGACCAAATTGATCCGCGTATTTCCGAGGCGCACGAAGGCTACGCCGGATGATGCGCTGGCATATGTCGGGCCGCCGGATATGTTCGCCGAAGCCGACGAGGTCCACATCTCGGTCAGTTTTACATGGGACAAACCGGTGGCCGAGCAACTGGCCGAACAATGGCGCCATGTCGCTCCGGTGCGGCTGGGCGGCGTCGCTTACGGCGATGATAGCCTCGAATTCATCCCGGGCCGGTACGTGCGGCCGGGCTTTACGATCACCTCGCGCGGCTGCCCGCGGCGGTGTTGGTTCTGCAGCGTCTGGAAGAAATGGCCGAAGCCGGAGCTGCTCCCGATCGTGCCGGGGTGGAATGTCCTGGATGACAATCTGCTCGCGTGCCCACGGCCGCATGTCGAGGCGGTGTTCGCGATGCTGCGCCAACAGAAGCGACGCGTGGAGTTTACCGGCGGGCTCGAGGCGCTTTCGCTCGAGGACTATCAGGTCGGGCTGCTGGCGGGTCTGTCGCCGCGGCCGACGATGTTCTGGGCCTACGATCCCGGCGATGCGTTCGAGACGCTTGAGAGTGCGGCGCGTCGGATGCTGGCAGCTGGCTTCACCCGCGAATCGCACCGCCTGCGGGTCTATGTGCTGGTCGGGTTCCCGAAGGATACGTTCACCCTGGCCGAGAACCGGCTGGGCCAGATGCTGGCGATCGGGCTGACGCCCATGGCGATGCTGTGGCGGCCTGAGTTGCACTCGCAGGACCGCTATGCGCCGGGGCCGGAGTGGCGGGCTTTCCAGCGGCGGTGGGCGCGGCCGGCAATTATCCATGGGCGTATGGTCGCGGATGTGGCGCCGCAGCTGTTCGACGCCGTGATGCCATGAAGCGTCGCCGGGGCGCGCCTGGCGTGGTGGCGGAGGCGGGCAGCGATTACGGGCCGTCGCTGCGGCTGGGCAAAGACGGCCGCCTGCGGTCCTGGGGCGGGGCTGTGGCGGTCGACATCGAAACCCGGGATGATCCGACCGTCGCCGACCATAGGCGGCTGGTACGCGGCGCCAGGCGGCGTGACGTGCTGATCGATCTGCAATCCCGCCGGGTGATCAGCAAACGCCACGTGGACGCGGCCGAGCAATTCTTGGAGGACTGCTCGATCGCGTCGGGGTCGACCGGCGGCGATTGGTCCGGCGGCGGGGGCAGCGTGGCGGGTCCGCGGGCTGGTCTGCCGGAGCGGCAGGTCTCGGCGATCACCCGAATCAACCATGCGGCGCTGGTGCTGGGGCTGCATGACGGGACGGTTTTTTGGTGGGTGGTTTTCCAAAATGGGTCGATCGCTGCATACGAGGTGGCAAATCGGCTGCGCAGTGGATCTGCCACCGACCGGCTGCGGCGGGCGTTGACCGCGCTCGATGAGCACTACCACGGGCGGCGACCAAAACGAATCGCTTGACAGAACGGGGAAACCGGGCGCGTCTAATTAGCTACCCTTGGGATATTTGCGCCGCAGGTGTCATCCCGAGTGGCGGGACGGCCTGAAAATCGGCGCGAATTCCTTCGCACCTGGCCCGGCCACGGTGCGCGCCAGCGAGCACAACGTCTGCATCGTGGCAGATTTGCTGCCGGTCAGCGCCTCCCATTCGGCGGTGTCGTCATACGACCACTTCGAACCGCGGGCGTACAGCAGCAGCGCGTAGGCCAATTTCTGCGCGTCGGTCAGCTGGGCGTGTTTGCTAGGCCTGGCCACAGTGTGCCTCCGGGAGTGACGCCACCAGGTTGTCGATCGCGCCCAGCGCGGTGCTGTAGAGGTAAATCTGGTCGGCCGTCAGCTGTGCCAGCACGTCGCGGTACGCCCAGAGTTCGTGGCGAAAGCGCAGCGCCAAAACCCGCAGGGCATCAGCCAGCGCTTCGTCGGTCACCACCGCCCCGTCGGGCGGCTCATCGATCCCGGCCATCAGGCGAGCACCAGGTCTGTGGGCGCGTTGAGCGGATCGCCGGGCGTGGCGCTGGCTTTGAGGCACATCTCGGGCGTGTAGATCGCGGTGAACGATTTTACCAAGCCCAGCAACCGTTCCCGCTGGATCAGCGCCTCCGGAAACAGCGCGGCGAAATGTGATCCGGTTAACAGTCTCACGTCTTGGACGAAATCATACGCGCGGCCGAGTGAATCTGCC